TTAGGGTGCGCTTATTTGAACTGGGACCAATTTGGGACCAATCTGGAGCTTTTGCATTTCGCTCCAGTCCGAGCTTGAGTTGATCCAACGCGCATAAGTCGAGAGCAGCATCTGCACACTATGGCCGAGCTGCTGGGAGATGAAGGCGGGGTTCATGCCAGACATAATGCATATTGTCGCATAGGTGTGACGACAGTTGTATGGCGGGCGACGACGGATGTTCAGCGCCTTCAGTGTCGGAATCCATTGCTTGTGCAGGTCGGAGGTCTGCCGGACGTACTCTGCGTTCTTCGACGGCGGGAAGACGAAAGGGGTTTCCAGAACCTTTCCCTTGCCCTTTTTCCGACGTTCTGCATATTCCCTGGCGAAGGCCACTGCGTGCAGCGCCCGGTCATTCAACAATACAAAGCGGTCGCCACCCGTTTTCGTGCGCTCCACCACTTCCCCCAGTGCGACACCACGACACACGTGGGCCGTCTTCTTATGCTCGTCTACCTCGTCCCAGCGCATCGCCAAGGCTTCGGATAGACGCATTCCTGTAAAAAACACAAACTCAAAAAATGCCGCATAGATCGTGCTGGGCCAGTGGTCGTGCTCGTACATCTTGGCGATGATCTGGTTGGCTTCGTCCAGGGTGAATGGATCGATTTCCTTTTTAGTGCGCTTGGGCAGCTCGAGGATGGCAGCAGGGTTTTTCGGGATCAGCTCCTCGTTGACCGCCGAATTCAGGATGGTCGACAGTTTCGAGATCGCGTTGCGCTTCACCCCGGGTGACTTCCACTCACTGGCGGCCATGACCCGGCGCAGTAGGGTGGTGGTGATCAGATCGATCCTCACCAGGGCAAGGCCCGGCATCCAGTAGCGGTTCAGCGCGCCCTTGTAGTTCCCCTTCGTGCCAGCGACTACCTCCCGACTATCCAGCCAGAGCTGGGCGTACTCGCCGAAGTTGATCTTGCCCCCGGACACATTACTGGAGCTGGGGAACAGCTCGGCGTACTTGTCGTCGTCGAGCAACCCCAGCTTGATCAGACCTTTTACTTGATCAACAACCTGTGAGGCAGACTTGATTCCTTTCTGTGTCGGGGGATAGGGGAGCGTTTCACTGCGCCGGCTGCCGTTCCACATAAAGCGGATGCGGATCGATCCGTGGTGGAGGTCCATTCCTGCGGGCAAACCCATTGGCTTTCGAGCCATTCGTAGTATCTCCTGATGCTGTAGATAATCCTGCCGCAATGAGTGTTCCAGACACCTTCGGGTATCTGCTTTCGGGCGCGCTTGGAGCGCAGGGCGGCGAGGGTGGTACCAAGGATTTGTGCCATCTGCGCCTCGGAGACTTTGTCGCCGGTGATGCCGTCGTTGAATTGTTCGGCTGCTGACATGGGGAGTCCTGGCCGCACGCGGCGGCAGAAGGTGGCCCGCCGCTCACCGGCAGGCACATATGGTTTAATAGGAAAAATTCTTGAATGGAATCGAACGATGGATAAGGCGTTCAAGCAGCCGATATTCCTAGTGGGACTGCCCCTTACGATTTGTGGCTTTGTTTTTGGAATTACTGGCCTGCTCTCGAGTGGAACACTTGCCTATGTCGCTCCGGGACTCTTGATACCTGGCTTAGTTTTCCTGGCGATAGGCTGGCGTAGACGGGACAAGTAAAGCGCCTCTCTCCGGCAAGCATGTAGGGGGGGGATTGATGGCTTTTCGCCTGGATTCCTGCGGCGCAGGGAAGCGTGTACAAGTTTGTTCAATGCATCTGGTGTTCAGGAGGGCGCGTGTCGCACAACCTCGATGTTCCAATTGCCCATTCGTATCGGGGTCACACGATGGTTCTCAAGTTCGACTGGCGCCGTCCGAACGACGATGCGCCGATTGCCGCGAAGATCATCGAGCCAGCGCCAATTGATGGGTTGGGCGAGGTTGCCGCTGAACTGACTGGGCCCTGGCCCGACTACCCAGCCGCCCTCGATGAAGCTATGGCTGCTGCTGAGCGTTGGATCGATAGTCAATTGTCCTGACACCGATTACCGGCAGGCATGTAGGGGGATGGTTTTTATTTGAAATCGATCCTGGACTAGATCGAAAGCTGTGCTAGAAATGACATGTCGCGCATGCATTTCAGAAATTTGCTGTTGAGGTGTATTGCCGGCTGGCGCTCTATCAAGCCATTGGAGCGCGCCCTTCATGCTGTGGGCAGTGATTCAGTGGACCGTAGTAGTTAGCTGCGAGTTAAACAACTCCCTTCCTCTGGGCTAGTAACTCAACGCCTTGGTCCATTGGTCACATCCACGCCCGGCATTTTCAGATCAACTCGCTCGAGAGCCTTAAGGTGGAGGTCATGGCGTCACCCGGTTTTCAGCCTGCAGTTCGGCGTAGAGCTCGGCGGCCAGGCCAACCGGCCACCAGTAGCGCGCCCGCTGATAATCGGGATAGCTCTCTTCGCGGAGCACCAGACCTTTGCGTCGCAGGGCTTTGAAGATGCTCAATACGGATGGAGCAGAGGTGCCCAGGCGTTGCGCTACTTGATAGCTCAAGCCGCCCATACCGAACACGCACGCCTGATCTCCAAGAGTTAGCTTCCTGAGGTCTTCCTGGTGCAGATACGCCTGCTTTTCAACATATCGATAGGCGTTTTTGCGCCCGATCTTGCGCAACTCATCGAGGACGAGGTGCTGTTTTTCCGTGAGCTTCACCGTTTTCATGGGCGAGTTCGTCCTTGCCGCTATAGCGGCTGACTTTGAAGGGGGAGGGGTTAGTAGGTTAAGCTCTCAGTCTTAAGTAACATGGCGGAAATAAAATGAGCAGAACGAACGGCTATGTAATTTTTTGCTACTGTTGTTTATTGTTTTGTGCTGGAGTTGTATTTGGTTTTATTTTTACGAAATCGGGTGAGGTGAGCTTTATTACGTTCCTTGGAGCTCTTTCAAGCTTAGCTACAATTGGAGCTGCACTCACTGCTGTATATGCATTAAATTCATGGCGCACGCAGTTTAAACACGCAGAAAAGTATCGAATGATAAAAGAGCTCAGGGATATGACTAGTGACCCTGATTTCATCAGGCGCTTTGTGATATCTGTTCGAGATCAATTGATGAACTCCTTAAACAGTGAGACGCTTGAAGATGATCCAAGCGAGGTGATGAAGGATTTTGGAATGGAGCTGTGGTGGCAGCACTCGAAAAGCTTGAATTACGCATGGAGCAATATGTGTGAAATACTCAGTGATGAAGATATTTCTAGGTTTGCTACGCGCCCCTCTGATTTGGATGATTCTGTTACCGAATGGTTTGAAAAGATGATTTATATTGTTTTCGAGGACGAGCGCCCGAGGCTTAGGCGTCACTTGAACCTGGTAAAGGAAACAGCTAGAGGTGGGAAAGAGATCACGTCTCAATATAAAGAGTTAGAAACGGGCGCGCGCGCTCTTATTAAGAATTTATCTGCCTAGATATTTATCGGGTGAGATGTAACCAGATCATGGGCATTCACCACCGTCATGCCGGAGCGTTCGGCGATCAAGACTTCCAGGCGGGCACCCTTTGAATACTCCCCGCCGGGTAGGGTGGCCACGGTGTCGCAGTCCATCAGGGCGGCAATGTCGCGGCGCATGCAGTCGTTCAAGGTACCGCCGTCGGGGTTGAGTTCGGCGGGGTTGGTGACGGTGTGGCCGTCGGCGCGCAGGTTGTCGGTCATTGCGTGGAATGCGGCGAAGTTGAGGCCGGGCAGTCCGGTCATGGGGCCGCTGAGGTAGATACGCTTCATGCTGCCTCCTGCTGCAGCGATTCCAGCCGCAGCGCTTCCTGAACTGCCTCGACTACGCGCTTTAGGTACGTGAATTCGTGGTTTTCCTCGACGGCCTTGTCCCCGACGGGGTAGTGCCACTCATCACCGAAAAGCTCGGTCAGTAACGTGCTGTGATGCCAGCATTCGTTCGGCGACTCAACGCTGCGCAGAACATCGATGTCATGCCACAGCTCCATGGCCTCGCCCTTGCTCAGCTCGCCCAGCTCCCAGTCGTGGCGCCCGGTTTGCTGCCGCCTGCGCTGGACGATGCACTTTTTGGCGAAGGTGTGGAGCGCGTCACCACTGAATCGCGTGCTACTGATCCCGCGATCCAGGCAGTTCAGGACGTAGCCCCAGTCACATTTAGCGACGAACTCGGCGACGGTGCGCGGCCCCATCCCGCCCCAGTATGCGTTCCAGCTGTTGTCCCAGCAGTTGATGGTGATCTTGCCTTGGCCCGTCTGGTAGTTTGGATCGGAATCGGTCGGGCAGTCGCGCCGGCCGAAGTCCTCGAGGAAGACGGTGATCGGGTCCAGCCGCGGCGCGCCGGTGATGACCAGCTTTGTGACTGTCGATAGCTCAACCTTCAACGGCGTGTCCGGTTTTTTTTCTACGGGCATAGACAGCCTCCATTTATTGGTATGGTGGGAGATAGGTGTTAATGTCGTAAAAACAGCAAGTGGTGCGTGTATGGAAGTCGAGATTCTAAAGAGTCTAAATCGCGAAGACGTGTTGTGGCGTTATATGTCACTAGATAAGTTTGTGAATATTGTTAGTGATGAATCCCTGTTCTTTTCTCCGCTAAGTTATTACGCTGATACGGATCCGTTTGAAGGTTATCCTCCTTTGGTAGCATTGCGAGCTATGTATGATATAAGCGGTAAGGCATACGAAGGGACACGCGCCATGCTCGCGTTGTTAGAAGCAAACGGTATGCCTCCGCATGTTTCTCAAAATGACGGCGTTAAAAAAATGCGTTTGTCTATTGATAATCGTGATTCGAACTTTAAGAAGTTAATTGATGCTGTATTTAAAGGTACGTTGGTAAGCTGTTGGTATCGTTCGGATCACCAATCTGAGGCTATGTGGAAGTTATATAGTGATCAGAATAAAGGGGTTGCAATCAAAACTACTGTCGGAGATCTAGAAAGCGCTTTGCTCAGTTGTGCGCAAGTAGATAAAAAAATATTTATTGGTGCAGTGAAATATCTTGATTACGACGACGAAAATCTTTCTCCCCTTGACTGTAATGTTGATGGGCATATTGTTCCAATGCTAAAGCGTATATCTTTTGCCCACGAGAATGAGGTGCGAGCCTTTTTTGTGGGTGAAGCCTCTCATTCTAATTTTGAGAATTTTGTACCCTCTCATCGCACATTATCTATAGATGTGAGCAGCTTGATAAAAGCTGTTTATATATCTCCATATGCAAAAGCGCCTTTCCCTCAATCAGTCAGAGCAATCTGCAACGCCTTCAATTTGACTTGTCCGGTAGAGGAATCTGACCTGTTGTCGGGAGCAGAAAAGCTTTTTAACTTTAAGGGGTAAGACGTATCAGCTCTGAAAGAACGCTTGTGATCGTATCGGTGTAGTGAGTCCTTGCCGGGCCATGCCCGGGCGGTGGGGTGGGGGATTTCAGAGTTGTTGCAGAAGGCGCCGGCCGATCCAGCGAACCACGGTGACGGCCTTGCTATTGCCAATCGCCTTGTAGCGGGGACCGTCCGGGCATTCGCTGGCAGGCTTGCCACGCCAGGGGATCAGGGTGTAATCGTCGGTAAAGCCTTGGCAGCGCTCCCACTCGATCACACTGGTTCGGCGGACGCCCCCGGGCTCCAGCACATATGCCTCTCGGTCATCGAGAGAGCCCCCCCCCCTTGTGCCGTGAGAGTAGGGTGAAGTGCAAACTCCGACGACCGTCCCGGCGGGCTATCCCGGCGAGTGCCTTCGCGCTCAAAAAGTACCTCGGCGGGATCGAACCCGTCTCGAGCACTTGCGACAACGAACACACGACGGCGTCGTTGGGCCAGGCCGAAATATTGGGCGTCCAAGACCCGCCACGCGATTGCTCTTTTGGGTCCATACACACAACCAGCGTTCTGCCATTTTTTCCCTGGAGGCTGCAGCTCGCAGTCTTCCCCAGCAAGCGCGCCAAGAAAGCATCCGAAGGCGTTCCCTTTGTCGCTGAGGACGCCTGGGACGTTCTCCCAGACGATGACGCTGGCGGGCTTTCGCTGGCCAGCGCGAACATAGTCAACTGCATCTGCAAGCTCCACGTATTTGATGGTGAGGGCGCCGCGCGGGTCGGTGAGTCCTTCGCGCATACCGGCGACCGAGAAGGCCTGGCAAGGGGTGCCGCCGACCAGCACGTCCGGCGCCGGGATCTTGCTGGCCAGCACCAGGGCGGCCAGCTTGGTCATGTCGCCGTGGTTCGGCACGTCGGGGTAATGGTGGGCCAGTACCGCTGAGGGGAACGGCTCAATCTCGGCGAACCACGCAGCGCGCATGCCCAGCGGTCCCCACGCTTGCGTAGCCGCTTCTATCCCCGAACAAACGGAGCCATAAGTTATTCCGGCCATGATTTCCTCGTAACTATCTGGCCGAAATGGCCGTAGGAGATTCCATACTCGACGGCAACGTCTGAGCGCTTTTTCCCAGAGGCAACGAGTGCCCTTATCTCTCTGGCTTGTACAAGGGTGATCTTGGCCGCAGGGTTTCCTTCTCCAGAACGGTCATAACCGCGCTGACGGCCTTTGCTCACCATGTCTCGGTTGTTTTCGGTGGGAGTTCCGAGAAATAGATGTCCAGGATTTACACAGATTCGATTGTCGCAACGGTGGCAGATGTACATTCCGCCCGGGATGTCGTCTACATGCATCAGGTAGCTGACCCGATGCGCAAGCAAGGTCGCCCCTCTTTTTCCGCCAGCGCCGAATTTTCCGTATCCCGATGAGTTTGTGGCGCCCGTCCACTCCCAGCACCCCGACTCAGCTTTTGATACCTTGGACATGAAGCGAGATTGTGTAGCAGCTTCGATGCCGCTGCACACGCTCCCGTATGAGATCATGGGCAGACGCCTCGGTTAATAGATAAAAAATGGAAATTCTTTCTTCTGCCGCCAAGTATTATTCGGCCCTTACTTGCGTGTTTGCTTTTCTGTCCGCAATTGAGTGGGCGCGGTCAACCTGCTGAGGAATGACACCGGGCGGGTGGGTTGATTTATCGTCAATTTTCCCGCTATCGCGCGGGGAATAGACAATCGATTGAGAGGGGCTTAGTAAATGAAAAACTTCCCGCCGCTCACAATTAAAGTTCGGTTGACAAGCTGTTGAGCCCGTCTATATAAGGGCTCTTTTAATCGATCAGAAGGATCTGTCAATGAGCGACCAGCCCAAGTACTCCGATGAGCGCGGGAAGAAACACGACACGATGCTGGGTGCCCAGTGGGCAGATGAAGAGGCCAACAAGCCGAGAAAGGCTTCTAGTGCCAGCGACGACGACGTCAAAGTGATCCTCGTTATCAGCCTTGCCTATATGTTCTGCGCGTTTTGGTTCAGTCGGAAAATCGTCACGTTCGTCGCGCCGGCGTTCAGCCACACCACCCCCGGCGGCGTCACCATCCTCGGTTTCTGTCTCGCATTGATCATTGCTTATTTTGTGTTCATGACCCGGTTCAAATCGTCCGGTTCGGTCTTCGGCTACAGCTTCCTGGTGACCGGCGCTATCGGTACGTTGACGTACTGGCTTCCGTACTCGCCGTGAGCCCTAGGTATTTCGTTTACCTCGGGTAAGCGCCGCCCTCCGGTTACCGGATGCAGCTAGTAGGGTGGGTTATTCGTCGCCGTCGTCTTCGGCGTTCATTTGGAGCGATTTAGCGAAGCCTGTTTGCCTTAATTTACGCGCCACGTTTTCAGATACGGCCATATCGTGGCGCGGGATTGCAAGCAGGTAGGCGGACTTCTCGGCACCAAGCGAGTGGGCGTGTGCGATCAACCGCCAAATCGTGGACCGGTCTTTCGTCTCGCCCAGGTCGGTGGTGAGCGCCGCCAGTCGTTCACGCATCTTCTCGCGGAAGTAGTGGCGGATGATGTCGGACGGACCTTTGACTTTCGGCGGCGCCGGCGGCAGATCCTCGGCCCGACCATTCAGCACCAGTAACTGCACGGCCTCGCTGACCTCCTCGATCTCATGCCAGCGCATCAGTTCGTCGAGCATCTGCCGTGTGCCGTAGGGGGCCGTGTGCCGCAATTCCTGCTCGCCCAGTTCCTGCCGCTTCTCGGCCAACTTGGCTGTTCGTTCTTCCTGGGTCACAGCCATGGCCTACCTCTTCTATTCCGCTGGCCGGCAGTGCGAGCCAGGTTTGACGTTTGCGTTGCTGGGTGCGGGCTATGCGGCGCATGAGTCAACCTTCACCTGGCGCCATGCGCCGACCGCTTCGAAGATCCGCGCGGCGTGTGCCTCATCCAGCGACATCACCTCGGGAATGGCGATCCAGCCGGAAGCCACCATCTGGCTTTGATTGGCCGACTCGCGCAGCTGCTTGTAGTAGTGCTCGATCACGTCTTCCAGGTGGTCGGAGAGGTAGACGCCATCGGGTGCCACCTCCACCGACTTGCTATAGCGGTCGCCGCGGGCGTCGATGCAAAGCGTGCTGAGGTAGATCGTCCACCGGTGTGGAATGCCGCAGACGGCCTGGCCGATCTTCCCCGGCGCAATGTTCTTGAGCGACTTGTAATTGATCATGCCCTGGCGGCCACTGGGGTCGATGTTCACCACTGCGACATGGTTGGATGCCAGAAGCGAGCGGCACGACCGGGCAATGCGTGCCTGTAGGTTGTGGGGCTTACGCTTCTTGCTCATAACGCCTCCGCAAGTTTGCGCAGCGCCTTACGTTCTGCCGCTGTGATAGCCGGCTTGCGGCGCTTGAGGATGGTTTCTGGATCGATCTTGGCCGAGCGCTTCGGTGGCGGCGGGTTGATGGCAGGGCTTTCGCCCTGGACGATCGTCCCGCCTGCGGCCAGGAACAACGCGGTACGCTCTGATATTGAATCGGCGTGCCGGCGCTGCTGCTCGACCATGCTGAGGTGGTTGCTGATCATGCTGCTTTACTCCGCAGTTTCTCCTCATATCCGTCCACCAGAAGCTTGAACTCCCAAAGTTCCTCTTCAAGCTTGTCGATGTAGTTGTCGTCGCGCTTAAATTCCTGCCACCACAACTGGCGTCCGACCGATTCAAGGGCTGGACAGTACATCCCGATGTGCCACCACTTGCGACCGGTGATCCACATGCACCCCTGTACCTGGTCCATGATCTCGCTGGCGTCATTGTCGATGTGAAACGACCGAAGTTTTTCAGGGGCGAGGAAGCACTTGTACTCCGAGCCGCCATCTTCGCCGATGAAGCCATCTGCACTGGCGCCAAATGCGCCGTCGTCGGTTTTTACAAGTCCGACTTGAGTGACAATCAAGCCGGTTTGAGCTTCATGCTCCATGCGAGCCTGTGGTTCAAGTTCATGCCCGCGGCGCATTTGCCAGGTCTCAAAGCCGCCATCAAGGGGCTTGCCGCTGATCCGCTCCACAGCCAGTCGGAATGCATAATCCTGAGCCTTGGCGGTTGGTTCGCCCTTGTTCGGTCCTGACTTGAGCTTCGCTCGCGCATCGCCAAACATGCTGGCTGTGATAACGCCTGCTCGCTCCTGGTGCCACTCTTCAGAGCCCTGCGCGCAATTCACAATGATCATTCTGGAGTCTCCTCAAATTCAACTTCTTCGTCGACTGTTGGCTCGGGCTGCTGATCTGCGACGTCCCCGCTTTCCGGCTTGGCCTCTTCGGTGGCCTTGAGCTTCACTCCGCACGCCACCACTGCGGCCTTGAACAGGTCGTAGGCTGTTGTGTCTTTGGCGTCATTGATGACAGCCACCCCGGCCTTCCAAACTTCTGTCAGTGCGTCGGGCGTGATGGCAGCTTCGGCCTGGGTAATCCAGTGAGCGGACAGGGCAGGGTCATGGGGGACTGGTGCGGCTTTCTGGCTTTGCGCCTGAGCCTGAGACTGCTCCTGTGGCCGCAGCTCCTCGGGTAGATCTTCGATGTCCTGCGTGAAGATGTCCGATGCCGCAGTGACGTTGAGCGTCATGGCGATCATGGCCCGCTTGCAGGCCATCTTGAGGATGGTGTTGGCCAGGTCTGCTGGTTCGGTGCGGATCTGATCGGCGGTATTGCCGTTTTTGTAATATTTCTTCCGGCGCAGATTCTCTGGGGTGGCGTCCAATTCCGCTTTGCAGATGACGCCGCGCCACTTGTACTTCTCTTCGCTGGACGAGCATTCGCCGACGCCTTCGCCGAGAGCAACACCGGTCATCTGGTGACGACCAACACAAGTGACCCGGTAGCGTGCTACGCCTGGGCCGGATAGATCTTCAATTCGGTATTCCTGCGCAACCCGGAAGGTCACACAGAGCACCTCTGCACCCGGCTTGTACAGGGTTGGTTTCTGGGTTCCAGGGATGGTGCCGTAGTGCGTTTCACGCTTCATGATGCCCTGCATCACTTCCTGCACCAGGTTAACGCGCTGGCGAATCTCGACGGCCGAGAAGCGGTGAACCTCGGCGGCAGTAAGGCCGGCACTTTCGCGTGCCGGCATTTGAATGATCTCGTTCATGACGACCTCAGTAAGTGATGGCTATGGCTGGAATTTTGCGCCGAGCAATCAAGGTGACTGCCTGTTTCGCGCATCCCACGGGCATACCGCCGGCGATAAATGCGTCCAGCGCGGCGCGGTTGATCTTTGCTTTGTGCGCCTTGTCCGCTTCCCGCGCGGCGGCTTGGCGGTTGATCTCGTCGGCAGCGGCATTTGCCCGTGCGATCTCTGCGAGTCTCGCTCGCTCAGCGGCTTCAGCTTGGCGGCGCTCCGAGTCAATGCGCTCTTGTTCTGCACGCTGCTCAGCAGCGACTCGATCAGCTTCGGCCTGAGCCATCGCCTGCTTATGTCGCTGCTCGTCTTCGATCTTCTGTTGTGCGGCGCGCTGCTCCGACTCGATTTTGTCCCGCGCTGCCTGGGCGGCGGCGCGCTCCGATTGCTCAGCAGCCAGCTTCAACTCCAGCTCGCGGCGATCAGCGTCGACTTTTGCTTCGGCTTCACGCTTGGCTGCGGCATCACGTTCTGCCTGTGCACGCTGCTCGGCTTCGCGGCGGGCGCGCTCCTCTGCTTCCCGGGCGATTTGGGCGTCACGCTCGCGCTTGGCCTGCGCTTCTGTTTCGGCGCGCAGCCTGACCAGTTCCGCCTGTTCGGTTTCATATTTCTGGCGGGCGGCGAGGGTGGAGCGCAACTTGTCCAGAACCTGATCCTTGGTGCGGGCAGCATCAGCCTCGAACTCCTCCCAGTGCTCGCCCATCTTCACCGCCTCAACCGAGGCGATAGACTCAAGCAGTACCGCGGCGGTGACGTCCGACAGATCCAAGGCAAAATCCGCAATTGCCTGTACGGCATCGACGTGCCGATCCTTGCGAGCCTGCTCTGCGGCTTCCCAGTCAGTCAGCGGCTTACGAACCTCCTCTTGCCAAGCGCTCAGCAGCTCACGAACGCGCTTGCGCTCGGCGTCGATCTTCTTCGGTACATCCTTCAGCTCTGCAACAAGCTCTTTGCCCAGGCTGTCGAGTTTCGTTTTTGATCCCGCCAGGCTGTAAGCAATCGAGCGATACGCGTCTTGGCCCTTTTTGGTTTTAACGTCAGGTGTCGAGGCGTTGAACTTGTCGATTTCTTCCCGGACGCTTTGTAGGTATGGGTCGAGGCCGTTGGGGGCGCTGAATACTGCCAGGGCTACTTCTTTAGCTGGCAGGATCGCCAGTTGCTGTTCTGCAGACATGGGGAATCCTTGCCGCGATGCTCGCAGCGGTTGAAGGTGTTGGTTATAGAGTGATTCGATCAGCGAAGGCGCTGAGCAACATCAGGAAGGTGAGGAGGGCGAGAACAGGGAAGGCGCCGCGCCAGATGAGCATGCGGCGGGCGCGCTGGCGAGCGGTCAAGGACGAACCCTTACCGCAATGCGGCGACCCTTCATGGTCGGCGCCAGGCGCTGCGGCAGATCCCGCACCAGCTCTTCACGCTTGCGGCCGATCAACTCGTTGAAGGGAAGGCCGAAGCCCAAGATCGCAATGCGGCGCTCGATGTCGTCGAGCTGCTCGTCGACCAGTGATTTAACCGGTGCAGTGGTCATGCAGCCTCCTTGCGGTGCCTGGTGATTTTCAGCAGGCGCTGGCAGTAGTGGTTGAATTCGTCGACGGTGATTGCGTCGCCGGTGAGCATGTTTGTGATCATCCGCACAACGACGGCTTGGGCGCCGGGCTCGCTACTGGGATGCTCCAGTGCATCCAACGCCTCATCGATCAGGATGTGCGGGCTCATACATCGGCATCCACGTCGTCTTCGCGCTCTTCCCGTTCCGCTGCTACAGCGTCTTCGGCATACGGCCGCAGCAGCGCTACAGCGATCTTCTCGACCGCCTCAATAGGGCGCTGCTGGCCCAGCAGGTCTGCGGCGTGGGCCCTGGCATCGCTCTGGCTGCCGAGCATCGCCGACAGCAACAGGCGGGCAAACGAATCGCGCTGGTCCAGGCCGTCTATCTGGCGCTGGTTCAGGTGGCCTTGGAGGACCGTGCAGAACCGGTCGAACGTCACCACCTGCGTCTGGCCGTAGCGGCGCTTCCACTTGATGTCGACGCCGCACACCAGGCGCTCCGTCGAATGCTCAAGCCAGTCCGTCACCTCGTCGCTCTCGCTGACCTCTGGGGGCAACTGAGCGTCGTAACGCTCCTGGCATATTTTCAATGCTGCGTTCATGGTCGCCTCCAGAGGCGTGCTGTTCACCTGTATTCGTCAACACTCATGCCTCCCGCTGGTTGCTGATGGGCGCGGGGAAGGAGTGCTGACGTAATAGAGGTGGGGAATGGGCCCCAGGCCCGCTACTGGCGACGGCCTGGGTTTGTTGCGTCAGCGGTGTGGCCCGTTGCCCGCTGCTGATTGCAGGGCTGGCCGGTCGTCTTCATTGGTTGGCGGTGAGCTTCCTCCCCATGGCGTCGATCAGCATCTGTTCGCCTTGGATCACAGGTCCCTACAACATGCACGCTGCAGCTCGTTTGCCCGGTTATGTGGGCAGGGTGCATGAGGTCCGGCGGTCCCAGCCGAAGCTATCGGGCCCGCTAATTCTTGAATTCGGTGTTTCATCTCCACCACGCGCATCGCCGGATTCATATCTCTAGTCGGCGTCACACATTTCGTGAACGGTGTTCTTCGCCGACCGGCTTGCGTGGTTTCGCGTACTCACATCTGGTGAGCACGGCCAGTTCCAGAGCTGGCGTGGAGATCGAATTTATTGCTCGCCCTGTGCCCATTACTGGGGATCGATCTGCGAGGTTCCCGTGCTGTTAAAGAGCTTCGGGCGTAGGCCCTTCGCAGTCCCTCGTAAGTCGCTGCGATGGGTGAAATATGAACTACAGGTTCATATTCAGTCAAGTACCAAAAGTACATATTTTTTCACGTGGTATGCAATTCCCTGAAAGCCGCTTCTGATTCGAAAGGGGATTTACCGTGAACTAATGGTTCGCTATGCTTCGCAAGTACTGGACGGATATACAGCATATTGATCAGGAGGGAATTTCATGGCAAAGAAGCAGGCGGCAATGGCAGCACAGCATGAAATGAGCGGCATGGAGCGCCTCGCGCTGCGGGTATCAGAGATGATCAACCACCCGATCGCGCAGCTTCAGCGCTGGGTGAATATCCATCGCCTAGACACTGATGGAGATCGTGAGTGGGAAGAGGTGCTAGGTGTGATCGCTGATACTGACGAGCTGGAGCTGACGCTCAACGACGACGGCAGCGTGACGGTCAGGTGGGAGCAGCAGGAAGTCGAGGTAGCGGGGAGGGGAGAGGTCGAGTTTGAGCAGGAAGAAGAGGCGGCGCCGTTCTGACGGGCATGAAAAAGCCCGCAAATGGCGGGCGTCAGGATTACTAACTTTTCAGTTGTCGATGAAGACAAGCTTGGAAGAAATAGTAAAAAGTCTGCACGCGGCAGATTCTGTGAGACGTGGCTTAAGTTTCGCTTTCTAGGTCATTGACTCGACCAGGTCCGAGATGATTTTTCTTTGATTTTTCGTAAGCTTGGCGAAGTTCGCATTGAATTGCAGTGCATCAACGTCATCATCAGCATGGAACAATATAGAGCGGGTTCCGGTAAGGATGTAGCTGATGTCTACGCCAATTTTGATGAGGCGGACTAAGTAATAGGCTGTAGGGCTACGTTCCCCGCGCTCGTAGTTAGCCTGAGCATTTCCGAGTACACCGCCAACCTCACCAAACGCGCGCTGAGACATCCTGAGTCTGAGACGTTCGGTTTTGAGTCGTAATCCAATTTCATTCATGGAGCGCTTCCGTGCGTGCAAAATGATAGTCGGCTACTGATTTTGCATGATCAGATAGATAGCACAAACCAAAAGTCCCAATGTGCTGAACCCAGCTGAGACTCTCCCTATCATCCGCAGCTTCTTACGATACCTTGCAATGCCTCTATCTTGAATTCCGTAGGTGGTACGGCTCACTAAGTAAAAAGCAGCGATCGAAATGATTGGTGGGATCGCCAGGACTGCCCACACAATTCCATTTTCCAAAACTTGAATCTCCTTGACGAACTGGCCTGTCAGTTTGGGACTGCAATCCACTCGATGGCAAGGCGGTGATGCGCCAGAATTCATACAGAGAATTTCAAGTCGCTAGATGCAAGAAGCTCGGCGGTGGTATGGACGGATAAAGCGCAGACAACGCATGGCCGCGATCGGGAGGGCCGAGTGCATGGGAGGACCAGGGTAGGGCAGTCACAAGTAGACCTGCCCGGTTGAGGGCTAGCAAGTCGTTATCAGAGGGAGGTCGCGATTGCCCTGGCTAGCTGGGTGTCTGACATCAGCGGCGGTACGCCGGTAGAGCGGTAGTACCTAGAAGCCTGCTCAAACTGTGCGCCGCGAATCTCCCCATCCGACCCAATGAACGCCAGAGCGTCGGTCTTGGCAGATTTGAAAACCTTTGGTGGCTCGGTCGTGAGGGATGTGGTCGCCCCAATTAAAATGGTTGGCGAGGAAATTGTGATAAATATCGCGGCAGCGATAGGGTTGGCGCCATCACCTGATACGGCTTGAGTGCTGACCGATGCCAGCAAAGCGATTGTCAGAGCCTTCCATGAATCCATTCTTCGAAGCTTCCATTGCGGTCAGAGGTGGCCACCTTAGCAGAGCAGGGCTTGCCAGAAAAAAGAAGCCCGCTCAGTTGCGAGGTACGGGACCGTGATAGGGGGAGTATTAGCCGATTCCTAGGGCTTCTACCTAGTAAAGCCGTACTTCATACGCACGACGCTCTGGCCGACCGTCCCCCACCCTAGAACTGATCATTTCGGTCAGCGGACGAATGGGGGCGCGCGCGTGACTTCTATCGCAAGACAGTCAACTTGCTTTGGCCACAAAACAGCGGTTCGAAGTGGTGCTGAGTTTCTGCCCCCATGACGAAGCCACACTCAAGCTTCACTCTGGCTCCGTTCGGCAAGCTATCTCCGTCATCTAACGCGAACTGTACACGATCTGCAGTGACCAAATTTCCGATATCGGTTCGAACGGTGATCTGCTCATCAAGAACCAATACGGTGTATCCAATTTTTGCAGGAGATTTGATCTGCCCCTGCGGGTCGTTTGCCGCAAGCGTAAAAAACCGCCCCGTAAATTGCATGGGATTTGGCCCCGGCGGAGTAGGTGTCTCAGTTGCCGATACCGCAAATGAAAACAGCGCCGGAATTAGCAGAAAAAATTTCATGATTTCCCTTTCACAGGTGGAGTCCAGAGGCGTCGTCAGATATATGGCTATGAGCCATTGTGTGAGTCTATAGCATATACGGTTGATCGCTATGGCAGTCTGACACTATCCATGGCTTACGCCCATACGCATGTCTAGGACCGGGGCTAATTCGCCCTTAGGGGGGGCACCAGATACTAGAAGCCCGGCTCTGGGCCGGGCTTTCAAAGTTAGGCCGCGAGCGACCTTATATCTTCTATAAGCTGAGACGCGGTCTTGAAAACCAGAACGCTTGCGCTTTCTGCCAGTGCAGAAGCTGCCTTGCCAACGTCCTGAGGGTTGGCCGACTCAAGAATCACCAGGCGTCTTGCTTGTGGCGCGGCATTCTTAAGATCAACCATTTTCCCCAGGGTGCTGTAGACGGATAGCCAGTGCGGTTTGTCATCCTGAGCACTTACGGTTTGAATGATCTGCGGGTTGCCGGACTCGACGTCAAGCGCGAACTGGAACTTAAGGTTGTGGCCGCTCGCGCCCTGAACCTCATAGTCCCTTCTTACGCGCTTTGGAAAACCGGCGCGAAGAGCCTTCGAAACAATCTTCTCAAATTTAGATATGGGGGCAGGTCGCCAAGCATCGCAAGCTTGGCTGATCTGGCTCGCCGCTTCGATAAAACGAGCCATATAGTACGGCACATCTTTCTCGGCGCACGACGCATGCAACTCACCGCTTTCGGATAGTGCTATGTGACAGTCCGCAGCAATGTTGGCCAGTTTTGCGGCCTTATTTGCATTTGGGCTCACACCCATAGTCATCGCGTGGAACAGCGTATCTGCGTTGTCGGTGATGCGAACTCGACCTTGACCAATGTCCTGAACGTACGCCCCGATCAAGGTGCCGTCGAAGGATAGGGAGATAGGGCTTTCAAGGTAAACGAGGCCGCTATTGATATGCGTACACGCTAGACCGAAGGCCTCGGTAATATGTGTGCAGTTCATATCAACCTCATTTGTGGCTCATCGTTTTCCGTCGGAAGATTTATAGGTGGTGCGCCAATGATATTGGCACGACTTAGGAATACCTGCCACAAGCTTGAGACGGGCTGCGCTTCAAGGGGCTCGATGTAACCGTATGAAGCCTCAGGAACCGGCAAATGGATGTGCGGATGGGAAATTTTCTGCATGAAAAACTCCTTCCCGATACCGACCTTATTCACATGATTCGATGATCCGTTCTCATCTATCCCGAAGACGCGTGCGTTATTGACAAGCAGGGTCATGTAAAGCTTGTCCGGCACATCCTGAATTAGGCTTGGTTTGTAGTCGAGTTGCAGGAATAGCCCCTCTGGTCGCACATTGCCGACTAGAAGCGCGGTTCGGAATTTGAAGCTTGAAGGCCACTGCTTGACTGACGTTTGAACCCACTCGATGGAGTCGCCAGCAACCCAATGCTTTTCTACTTCAAGGCCAGCTATTGCTTCTTCATAGGATATTTTTGAAGGCTGTGCCATTCACGCAATGCTCCGCATCTGCATTCCTTTGGCATCCGCAATGGGCTGCGCTCGCATACATTAAAAGAAAACTACTATTCCGGTTTCGCCCTGGTGATGCGCTGATCCCTAACCTCATCCGCATACCCGGCGAGCTTTGCTTGCTGAACAGCGAGCAGGGCACACATCTTCATCAGGGCGATTGCTTCATCCTGTGATCTTTCGACCCCCGCGATAGCGGTCAGCTCGCTTACCGACCAGGCGATTACTGCCGAGGCGTCTTCAAGGTCGTAGAACAGTTCCTGCTGGGCGGTCCTGGGGCCGTCGAGCTTTTCCATGAGATCTGCCATTTACCTACGCTCCCCATAGAAGTGGTTCAGCGCTATCAGCTCAACCACAGCCACGATGGCACAGAGTACAACGAAGCCGGGGCTGAAGACTCGCTTGCGATTAGATGAACCATCACTCAGCCAGAACGCGCCAGTGCAGGCGATAAAGACGGTCATGAACGCCAGCCAGGCCCAGACCCAATACTTGCTCCAGAAGCTTTGCTCTCGCCATGCTGTCATTTGCGTTGTTCCACATCGCGATTGATACGCCCAGCTTTCACTTCCTTTGCATACGCCTCAAGCGTGTCAATGCACTCGTTGAGCTTTCCGATTCTCTCCATCTCTGAAAGGAATTCTGCGTCGGGGAGCTTCTTAGCCTTCGCAAACAAGGCTTGCGCTGCATCTTCAAGGAGTGCGGCAGCATTTTTCAGGTTGCGGCGTAGCTCTTGGTTAGGTTTGGTCAGGGACATAGCGTCACACCGGTTGTCCGTTCCACACGTAAAGCACTCGAGCAAGGATGTGCGTGTCATCCACCCGGATGTCCTCGGGATCGTGGTGCTTGTTGTCCGAAATCATCTTGAAGCGGTCTTTGCCTTTCTTCTGCAGGCGCTTCACGTACAGCATGTCATCGTGGGAGAAGAGATAGATGCCATCCCCGGTGAACTCCCTGATCGTAATGTCGACGAGCAACGGGTCGCGATCCTTGATCGTCGGCGCCATCGACTGACCCCAGCCGGTGATCATCTTGAGGTGGAAGTGTTCTTTGAAGGTGACGCCCAGGTCGCGCAGGTGCTTCGGGCTGACTCGTACGTCCTGAAGCATTTCCGGGTATTCGTGCGGGATCTGCCCGCCGCCCATCGCCGCACGCACGTCGTAGTGCGCAATCCACACCTCGTCGCCGACCTGGCCTGGGCGGGAGAAGTCGACATGGATAACATTTCCTGAGTCGCTTTGCTCTGCAGCTGCCAGCAATCTGGCGCGGGCGTCCTCCGAAAGGCTCTTGCCTTTCGTCGCCAACATCTGCCGAACCATGTCTGCCGCCGACAATAATGGGGCTTCCGCTGAAGACTCATCAGCAGGAATATCAATGCCAGGGGCAAAAGAAGCATCAGGCCCCTCGCCAGATCCGTGCTGCAACCACTCGACTTTGACATCAAGTGCCTGCGCAATAGCCTGCATTTTCGCAGGGCCTGGCATTGACTCGCCATTAAGCCATTTGCTGGATGCTTTCGGGGTGACCTTGGTTATTTCGGCTAAGCGAGCGCCTGCGCCCCACAGATCGATTCCGCGGGCGGCCAAGGATTTTTTCAGGCGCGCAACAAAGGCAGCGCGAATATCTTCTATCTGAACCATAGGTTCAATATCTCATGCGCTTGCATGTACTTTCAGTTCCGACATAATATGTACTGCAAGTTCATATTTCGCCTGGAGGCCACATGAGCCCGCTTAAAAAATCAATTGATGATGCCGGCGGCGTTCCGGTGGTTGCCCTGGCATGCGGCAAGACGCCTCGTGCCGTTTACAAGTGGCTCACAGCTGAATGCTTGCCCCGTACCGAATACACCGGAGAGACACGGTACGCAGAAAGAATCGCCGCCCTAGCTTCTGCGAATGGCAAGCCATTCGAGCCTTCTTGGCTTCTTTCAGAGGCCCATCCGAAGAAGACGGCAGCCTGAAACCCCTGTCCTCCGCTCCATTGACGCCAGATTAGAAGAGAGCAGTCCCCATGCAAACGTCCAGTTCCAGACACACCGTACAAACCCGTGATCAGGTGCTGGTCGCTCATGCTCAAAACCAGATCGCCCGCACCAGCTTGAGCCAGGACGACTTCGCCCAGGCGCTGAGCCGCGAACTGCACCTGTCGATACCAGATCGCGCCAAGAAGAAGGAAGTGCCGGATTTCAACTCGCCGGAACTGACAGGCGAAGTCGGCGAGTTCTTGAAGGCGACTAGCCGTTGGCTCAAGCGTGTACAGCGGTGGCTGAACGGCGATCAAGAAATGCCGTCCTGGCTGGAGGAGTCATGGGTCTGCGCCCTTGAGCCTGAATATCGAGATCACTGCCTGAACGAGCTGGCAAGCCGCCACGGCTTGACCGGCGCCCGCCAGATAACCAGCGACCAATGCGCCAACAAGAGCTTCGGTGCACTGATCCGCGCACTGGGCGATGTCATCGACACCGGCAGCGAAGTATTTGACGACCAGGTGATGTGCGAGCAGGACCTGCCGCACCTTCCAGCGTTCGCCAAGCAATGCCGCCAGGTTGAAGCGAAGGCTGGAGAGTTGCGCCGGAAAGCTGAGGCACTGCTCAACGCCAAGCCAGCACTGAAATCAATCGCCTGAATTCCAGACACAAAAAAGCCGACGGTCAAGGTCGGCTTCTTCTACAGCGGTTAGCGAGAGAAATCATGCCAAACATTGTTCCGATACACAACCCTCGGGGGTTCACCCGAATGGACAACAATTTGATGGAGTCTTTGGCGTCAGTTGATCTGCCAGCCAGAGAGCTTCGCGTCGTAATGGCTATTGCCCGTCAAACGATCGGCTTTCAGCTTGAGACTCGCCGCCTGACTGCTGATGACCTGGGCAAGCTGACGAATATGCGACGCGACGTTACTTCGAAGGCGATCAGCCATTTGCTCGAGCGCAAGATCATTTACCGCGTTGGTGGTAGCCGCGGTGAGATTGGCATTTCGCCAACCCGTGAGTGGTCCTTCTACGAAGAAAAGCCAGTCAATCTCACTGAGACCAAAACGTCTCACTCAGCCCAAATCGTCTCACTGAGACCTGATGTGAGTGAGACCAAAACGGCAACTTCCCTTCTTTATACAAAGAAAGAACCCCTATTAACTCTTTCTTCGAAAGAGATTAATCCGCCCCAACCAAAAACCGAACTGGCGAAGCTTGATCGCAAGGCTCCGTTCGGCATGGCGCAGTTGCTGGCCGACAACCCGCACAGTATCCCCGAGCAACTGCTGGCCGACTGGCTGACCCAGCGCAAGGCCAAGCGCGCCGCAGTGACCGCAACTGTCTGGTCGACCGTTAACGCCGAACTGGCCAAGTGCGCCGAGGCCGGGATCGCCGCTGACGCTGCAATCACCGAAGCGCTGAATTCGGGCTGGCAGGGTTTCAAGGCGTCCTGGGTGATCAAGCGACTAGCTGAATCCGCGCCGGTTCCGGCTTCGCAATCTCGCCACACCGGTTTCGCAGATCGCAACTACACCGACGGACTGATCCAGCGGGAGGACGGTTCCTATGCGATCTGAGCCCGCAGAGCAATCCACACCTGAGCTCCCACCAGGAACTCGCATCCAGCCAGGAGACTGTGAGCTTCACGGTGCTTTCGAGCAAAAGGTATTCCCGGTGCTTGGCAAGGAGTTGAAAAGTGCCTGCCCTGAGTGCAGCCGTCTCGCACGCGAGAAGACCGAGGCTGCCGATCTGGCAAACAAGGCGATGGAGTTACGCATGGCCATGGAGCGCAAGCTCGGTGCCGCACTGATTCCAAAGCGTTTCGCCAGTAAAACCCTAGATGGGTACATCGCCACAACCGCCGAACAGCGGAAGGCGCTCAACACCTGCCGCCGGTACGCCGCCGAGTTCAAGCAGATCGCCGAGGCTGGCCGCTGCCTGTTGTTGCTGGGCAAGCCCGGTACCGGCAAGACGCACCTGTCCGTGGCGATCGCCAACGAGATCATGGCCAGGTCCAGCGCCACTGCTGTGTACCGCACCATCGGCTCCGTGCTGCAGGCCATCCGGGCGACCTACGACCGCACCAGCGACCAGAGCGAAAGCCAGATCCTGTCGAGCCTGATCAGCCCCTCGCTGCTCATTCTGGACGAGATCGGCGTCAGCAAGGAGAAGCCCAGCGACTTCGAGCTGACCACGCTGTTCGCAATCATCAACGGCCGGTACGAGCAGATGCGCCCCACGGTGATTGTCTCCAACCTCGACGGCAAGGCTCTACCAGACGCCATTGGCGATCGTTGCATTGATCGACTTCGGGAGGGCGGGGTGATCGTCATCCCGTTCGAGTGGGAATCGCAGCGCGGCAAGGAGGGTTTCTGACATGACCGACTACACCGAGCTGAAGCGTGCAGCATCCGAGGCGAAGAACTGGGGTGGCGAAGTTGGAGAGGGGCGGTGGTACACCGCTGAGTGCTTCAAGCGTCCTTATTTCAGTATTCCGGATGCAGAGTTCATTGCGGCCTGTGGGCCCGGCGCGGTCCTGGCCCTGATCGCAGAGAACGAGCGCAACCAGCGCATGCTTCTTGCCGCTTGCATGGATATGGGCGCGATTGGCAATGCGCTCGACGCCGACATGAACAGCGACGGCGAAGCGTTGCTTGAGATGGTTGTTGAGCTCAAGGGCGAGCGCGACCAGCTCAAGGCCGAGAACGAGGCGCTTGCGTCAAGCCGCGCAAAGTTGGCTGGCGAACTGAGCCGCCTTCGGGCTAAGCACAAAGACTGGTCGGTCGACGCAGTCATGGGCAAGGGAGAGCAGCCATGAAGGAATTTCTGAGGATGTACAAGAAGACCTTCACCGGCTTCCCGTCCTACTGCCGAGACCTCGCGTTCGCCATCGTTGACCTAGGCGCTGCTTTGCTGATCGTAACCCTGCCGCTGACGTACCCAATTTTGTATCCGGCGGCTCAGCTTTGGAAAAAGGTGACGCGCAAATGACAGACAAGATCAGCGTCAACTGCCGCTCCATGCTCACCGAGGCCATCACCCGCATGTCCAAGATGTTCGAGGACAAGCACTTTGTGGTTGTGAGCCTTCGCCCGGGCAAGGACCGCACCCTGGACCAGAACCGCCTGTGGTTCGCGATGTACAAGCGCATCTCCGAGATGACTCAGATCGGCGAGCCGGAAGATGCGCGCCGGTACTGCAAGTTGCACTTCGGTGTACAGGTCCTGCTGAACGAGGACGCCGGGTTCCAAGCTGACTGGTACCAGGTTATGCGCCACCTGACGTACGAGCGGAAGCTTTCGCTGATGGGCGGCTGCAATCTGTTCGGCCCTGACGGGATGCCGGTAACAAGCCTCTTCAATCGATCCCAAGGCATTAAGTACACCGATCGCATCGTCAACTACTTCACCGGGCAGGGCGTGTACTTCTCTGACCTGCTTAGCCAGGAGGCCGCATGAGCCATAACTTCAAGTCGGGCGACCTGGCAATGATCGTTGATCGCCGCGCACGTGAAGCGAACGTAGGTAGAACTGTCTCCTTGGTGGAAAGCCTCGGTTCACCAGCTGTGTATTTCTGGGAAGGGGTTGAGTACCGGAATACGACTGGGAGCCAGATTTGGGTTATCGAGGTCGGTGGCGAGCCACTGGAGGCGCGCCGCAAGGCCCACGTCATGCGCGGGCCAATTTGCGAATACAAGTTGATGCCCCTCCGCGGCAACTTCACCTCAGAGCAGCAGAAAGCCAAGGAGGCGGTATGACCATCGAACGGAAGCCGGCCAAGCCGAAGAAGTGCCGCGTCGCTACGTGCAGGGCCTCATTCGTCCCTTCGCGCATGGGGCAGGCGGTGTGCAGCCCGGCCTGCGCAATGATCGACGCCCCAAGGCATGCACCGAGGGCACGTAAGGCCTTGGCCGATATCGAGCGCAAGGACATCAAGGTCCGCAAGGAGAAGCTGAAGAACAGGGCGGATCATTTGCGGGAAGCCCAGGCGGCGGTGAACGAGTACGTGCGCCTGCGTGACGCCCACTTGCCATGCATCAGCTGCGACTCGACGCCGAACGACAGCGACCTCATGACCGGCAGCCGCTGGGACGCAGGTCATTACCGCTCCGTCGGCGCCTGCCCAGAGCTGCGATTCGAGCCGCTGAATATCCACCGCCAATGCGTGAAGTGCAACCGCAACCTATCCGGCAATGCCGTGCAATACCGCATTCGCCTGGTGCAGCGCATCGGCGCCGAGAAGGTGGCCTGGCTGGAAGGCCTGCACCCGCCTTGCAAGTACACCGTGGATGAGATCAAGGCCATCAAGGCCAAATACCGGGCAATGACCAAAGAAATCAAGAGGACTGCAGCATGATCTATCCAGGCGTACTGAACGCAGTTGTTTCGGCCCTGGCCGCCGAAGCCATCGACAACACAAGCAAGCAGGCATGGCAGAAGCTGTACAACTCTGCCGACGAGGATGAGGGCGGCGACCTGGCGACACTGGTCCGCTCCCGTGGTGCCGACACAATCGACCGCACCCAGGTTGATTGCTGGGTATCAGCTCGCCTGCACAGTGCGCTCCAGCCCAAGCACTGGGATGCGCTTGTGGCGAAGTACAGCACGCACCGCGGGCGCAAGGTTCAGGCTATATCGGCCCTACAGTCCCTAATTAGTACCCCGGCGCCGAAGCTGTTTCTGTTCAAGGCGACCACCGCCTGGGCAGTGCCACAGCTGAAGGGCGCGCGCCTCAAGGTCGCCACGTCGGTATCCGTCGATATACCGCTGGATACACCTGACTGGCGCCGTGAGGCGGTAGTGAAGGCAGCGCTGGCCGCTGGCAAGTCGAAGGCTCGCAAGGATGAGTCGCGATCTGCTGACATGATCGTGCTGAAGGACAGCTTCTACGACATGAACACTTGGGACAACGACGGTACGCCAGAATCTACCCGTCGCCGGTGGCGCCAGGACATTGGCAAGGCTGCTGATGACCTAGTGAACGAAGCCCTGGCGCATGCTGCTGAGATTCTTGACGGGGAGGGATTGTTGATTGAGCGGGCGGCATGATTGCCTGTTGACATCAGTGAGCGGATGAGCGAAATTATCTACATCCTGTCATTCCTGCGCGTGTTGAGGAGTGAGCCAAGAGCCCAACCGCCTAAGTTGGGCTTTTTTGTGAGCGCAAAAAAATTCGAAGTATCGGCATTCACCACTTTAGTCTCACTGGTTGCAGTATTGGGCCCGTTCTCCTATGGGGTCCTTGCACTGTATGAAATCGGGAGATTAGGATATTTCAACGCGCCAGTTGATTTTCTGCAGTTGGGGTCGTTTGGCTTCGCCGATGTGATCCTGAAGGTATATCCAGCGGTAATGCCAATGGCCGCCGTCATTGCTCTTGCTTTCAGATTCCTATGGCTGAAGGGCATTCACCGAGCATATGCGGCGGTGCACTCAGTTGGTATGTTGTCTCTTTTGCTCGTGTATTTGGTTAGTACCCCCAGCTGGAAAGTATTTTGGGGGGTCATTGGTTTCGCTGCAGTGCTCTTCTGTGTTTTTAAAAATCCGCCATTACTACCTGACTTTGGTAATGAACAGGAAGACGCTGTAAAGCATTTGGAAACCCGTGATGAGAAATTTTGGCGAATTATGCAGGTGACGCCATTCGTTATCGTGATCGCTTTGATATTAGGCTGGATGATCTCTGCTTATGGGGCGAAGGCAGCGGAAGAACAGACTTACTACTGGTGCATTAAGGGCGAGGTAGTCCTTGGGTTTTATGGCGATAAGGCGGTCACAGCGCAGCTGGTGGAGGGCAATGTAGGTCATACGTTTTCGATAAAAGACATCAAAACATTGTCTGAACTCAGCTATCAGAAGATCGGGCCTCTGAAGGTCGCGCCACTTTGGAGGCCGTCAATCGGACGATGACTAGATCAGCATTTCGACTCTCAGCGTAATTTCAAGATCAATTTAAATTAGACCATTGCCCGCTTACGCGGGCTTTTTTTTGGAGTTTTAAATGGACCCTACCGACCTAGGCCCAGGCACAGCTACCTGGCTGGGCGGTAGCGCCACCGTAGTACTGGGCGGCCTTCTTTGGTTGCGCAGGTTTCTCTCCAAGGACGCAACCGACCGGGCAATGGATAGCGCCGACATCGGCACCCTGAAGCGGCTGAACGAACTTCTGAACCAGGAGCGCGCCGCCCGTAAAGAGGCTGAGTCCCGAGCCGATCAGTTCGCCAAGGAGCGCAACGACCTTGCCGCCGCAGTAGGCCGCATGGAAGGAAAAATCGAAGCCCTCACCAGTCAGGTGGGCCAGCTCACCGAGCGTGTCACAGAGCAGAGCGAAGAGATTCACCGCCTGCGCACCAAGCTTGGAGGTATCGCGTGATGGAGAGATGCGCAATCAACTTCATCGCCCGCCACTGGTGGAGACGATTCGAAGTGTGGGTAATAGCGCTGCTGTTGGTTGCTGGCGGGTTGATCCTTGGCTACCAGGCTGGTGTGTGGTCCGCCAGTAGCGAGCAGACCAAGCAGCTTGCCGAGGTGCGCGCCGCTTACGACGCTGCCCTGGGCAAGCGGGATGTTCGCCTGAACAGTTTGGCCGAGAAGACCCAGGACGCCGCAGTGAGGGTGCAAGAGGCGTCGAACTCTGCCGTCCAGGCCGCTTACACCGCAAGCAAGGCAGCCGAAAAGGTCAACGAAGCGGTAGAGCGGTAGAGCGGCAGGCGCCGTAATCCGCGCCACGTTTTCGAATGCGCCAAATCGTGGCGCGAGGTTTTGCAGATGAGCAATATCACCCGGCTGCGTCACGCATTGCCCATGAGCCAGGACATCAACAAGGTCCTGTCTGATCTGGATATCGCCATAGCTAAGGCTGTGGACGCCGCGAAATCAGCAGGCCTGCCCCAGGGCATCGTCGTGGCTATCCTCCACGGACAGGCACATGCTGAAACGGCTAGGATGGTGAGCTCGTAACTCAGGGCGTGCCGTATGAGTTAACGCTTCATCTTTGCGATCAGTGTGCAGCGGCAGTATTCACAGCTGCAACTCTGATCAGCCAAGTCATCAAAATCTTGTGTCACGGCTACCGACTTTCCATCCATAGACTTACACCAAGCACAATCGCGCTCATCCCCACAGCTAAGGACTGAATAGCTGTTGAGGCCAGCAGATTTGATACGTGAGATGCCTTCCCTGCGCAAATGTTTGTGAGTGGCTCTTAGGTAGAGACGATGCAGTACAGGCTTTGGCCCGATTGCAAGCCCTTCATCTGTAAGGGTGGCCAGATGCCCTTTAGTAATTTTCATTCGGGCATTGAGGCCCAGTGCACGTTTCTGTTCAGTAGTAAGTGCTTCTTCATCTGCAAGTTTTTTTGTGTGAAGAAAGTCGTTCAGGACTGCGAGCCTCCCCGACTCCTTGATGTGCGGAGAGGCCGCGATCTCTTTCCTAAAATACTCAGTGAGCTGGTTCGGAGCTTCGGTGGCGATCTGACGATTAATAGCGGGTCGACTAGATGGTTTGGGGCCGAACAGCGTTGCTAAAAGTTTCCTTAACATGGCGCCTCCTTTTTGTTTTCTCGACTGGGTGACTTGTAGCTAGTCGAAACTCTGTCGATTGGCGAGATGGGGGGGGCCGCAGGTGAGTGCGGCACGGCCTTAATTATTTGTCGGCGAAGGTAATCTTTGTGCTGACGACTATCTTCCCATCAACGGTGATTTTGCAGGCGGTCTCAGGGGCTGACTTATCGGCGTGGGTCTTGAGGGGGTCGCATTGAAGTAGCCCAGTCTTGTCGCCGAGCGGCACATTAATCCCTTTTGTCGTCTCACTTAGGCGCACTTTGAAGAGGCGGTGATAAGCGGGGCCAGCCATGATCACTGGATCGCCATCAGTAAGAAGTCCATTGATTGGTGCCGCGCATAGCATTCCGAAAACCCGTTCGCCGCCAATGATGTTGGCGTCTGCGTAGCAGGCTCTTTGCCCACGCTCTGTGGCAATTTCGGATGGGCCTTTATTGGTCCAGGTTTCCTTCGGGGCAGAGGCGCATCCGAGGAGAGTTGTAGCTGCCAATAGGCAGGTTGCAGCGGCGCGAACAAGAGCAAAAGACATGAAGGTGAGCTTCCTTACTTATGGAAGCCGCCATCAATACCGGCAACGCGCCACTATTTCAAGCTCAAGGTGATCCATGGATAGGCCATACCCTCCATCGTCACTGCTTGAGCTGTCCGACCTATCCGACTTCGGCATTCGCCTAACTCCAGCTCCCGATGTATGGGAATGGATCCAGGCCGGCATCCTTGCCGACACCGGCAGCATTCACAATGTAGACCATGCCCACCTGCTGGATGCAGACATCCGGATCATGTGGGCGTCGTCGAGCTTCGCCAAGCAGGGCCGCACAGTCCTGGGCCAGGCCGAACAGGTAGCGTTCCGCGCCGGTGGCTGGCAGAAAGCCCGTATGGAGCAACAGATGCGTGATTGGTTCGGCGACGTACCGGCCTTCATCATCACCCTGGCTGCTGACTACTGCGCCGAGTGCAGCGACACCGACTTCTGCGCCCTAGTGGAGCACGAGCTGTACCACATCGCCCACGCCACCGATAAGTACGGCCAACCAGCCTTCACCAAGGACGGCGCACCCAAGCTTGAGATGCGCGGCCACGACGTAGAAGAGTTCGTCGGTGTCGTCCGCCGCTACGGTGCAAGCCCTGACGTTCAAGCGTTGGTGGATGCTGCAAACAGTCCTGCCGAGGTGGGGAAATTGAACATTGCGAGGGCCTGCGGAACCTGTCTGCTCAGATCGGCCTGATTCTTGACAGGCTCTAGACGGATGAGAATTTATGGCAGTCCTGAAAAATGAGGTGAAGAGCTTCATCGTTCAGGCGCTGGCGTGCTTTGACACACCGTCTCAGGTGGTGGAAGCCGTCAAGAACGAATACGGGGTTGTGGTGAGCCGCCAGCAGGTGGAGACGCACGACCCAACCAAGTCTGCGGGCAAAGGGCTTGCTGTGAAGTGGGTGACCTTGTTCGGCGACACCCGCAAGCGCTTCCGCGAAGAGACTGCCGAGATCCCAATCGCCAACCGTGCGTTTCGACTCCGGGGCTTGGGACGGATGGCCGAAAAGGCCGAGAACATGCGAAACCTGGCGCTGACCGCTCAGCTGTATGAGCAGGCCGCGAAAGAAGTGGGCGACGTCTACGTGAATCGCCGCCTTGAACCTGAAAAACCTCTTGGCTCCCACGCGGACCAGCAGCACGCCGTTGCTGAATACACGCTGGAGCCTGATGAGTATGTCCCGACTTCCCCGCACCTTTGATCCTCCGGTCAAGCTGACGCCCAAGCAGGCGAACATTTACTGTTGGGGCTTTCAGCCTGAGGCCCGCTTCCGTGATGCAGTGTGCGGCCGTCGGTTCGGCAAGACGTTCTTGGGCAAGGCTGAGATGCGCCGCGCGGCAAGACTGGCTGCTGAGTGGGGTGTGAGCGTCGAGGATGAGATCTGGTATGGCGCACCGACCTTCAAACAGGCCAAGCGCGTGTTCTGGCGTCGGCTGAAGCAGGCCATTCCCGACGCATGGCGCGCTCACCGTCCGAACGAGACGGAATGCTCGATCACGCTCAAGTCCGGTCACGTCATGCGTGTGGTAGGGCTCGACAACTACGACAACCTACGCGGCTCCGGTCTGTTCTTCGTCTTGGTGGATGAATGGGCGGACTGCCCGTGGGCTGCATGGGAAGAAGTGCTGCGGCCGATGCTCTCGACCTGTCAGTACACGGTTCCAGGTATCGGGGTGCGAAAGGGCGGCCATGCGCTGCGGATTGGTACACCCAAAGGCTTCAACCACTGCTACGACACGTACTTGGACGGCAAGCCAGGTGGCGAGCCTGATCACAAGAGCTGGCAGTACACGTCATTGCAGGGTGGCAACGTTCCTCCTGAAGAGCTTGACGCTGCCCGTCGCAAGATGGACCCACGGACTTTCCGACAAGAGTACGAGGCCGGGTTCGAGAACTATGCCGGTGTCGTTTACTACACGTTCAATCGGACTGAGTGCCGCACCAGCGAACGAATCAAGCCAGGTGAGGCGCTGCACATCGGCATGGACTTCAACGTCATGAAGATGGCGTCCGTGGTCTACGTCGTGCGGGATGACCTGCCGATGGCATTGGATGAATTCCACGGGGTGCGTGACACGCCGGAGATGATCGAGAAGATTCAGGCGCGGTTCCCTGGTCACTCGGTGGCGGTCTATCCCGATGCCAGCGGACAGAACACCAGCAGCAAAAACGCGAGCGAGTCCGACCTGTCGCTACTGAAGAAGGCCGGGTTCACTGTGGTCGTTGACTCCACGAATCCAGGCGTTAAGGACCGCGTTAACTCAGTGAATGCCATGTTCCTGAACACCTACGGTGAACGCCGGCTGAAGGTCAACATCGATCAATGCCCACAGCTAATGCTGTGCCTTGAGCGACAGACCTACACCGACAAGGGTGAGCCGGACAAAGACCCGAAGAAAGGTCATGACCACATGAACGACGCCGCCGGCTACTTCATTGCCAAGCGCTACCCGATCAAAACACGCACAGGCGGAACACGCCGAATTGGAGGCTTGGCCTGATGCCAGTGCAATCGACAAACCCCGACTACGACTTGCACATCGTCGAGTGGGAAATGATGGACGCCGCGCTGGAAGGCGAATGTGCCGTGAAGCGCAACGATCGCAACCTGCCTAAACCGAGCGGTATGGTTGAGGCCGAAAAGCTCGACGCCGCCGGCAACAAGTACCTCTACGAGAACTACACGAACCGGGCTCAGTACGAGCACTGGGTGCGGGACTCTCTGCGCTCGATGATGGGCTTGGTCTCGCGGTTGATACCGGAAATTGAGCTGCCCACCGGCCTGAAAGGGCTGGAGGATAACGCCACGGCGGACGGCTTCGGCTTGAAGCAGTTGTTCTTCCGCATGGTGCGCCAGGCCATTTCTCACGGCCGGGTCCCGCTGGTGGTGAACATCGACGAGAGCGGCGAGCCGTACTTCTCGACGTATGCCACGCGCAACGCGATCAACTGGGACACCGCTGATCAAGGGGGGCGGCAGGACCTGGTTCTCTCGGTATTCCGCGAATTCCGCAAGAAGGGCGGCGATCGCTACAGCCATGACTGCGACACGGTGTTTCGTGAGTTTTTCATGCTGGGCGATGTTTGCTACACCGCAGTGCGGAATGAAGGCGGTGAGCTGGTCGAGGACGAGAGACCGCTGGGTACAACAGGTACGGACAACCGCCTGGTCAAAGGCCTGCCTTATTTGCCGGTGATCTATTGCGGCTCGACCGACAATTCTCCAGATGTCGATGAGGTGCCGCTGCTGACCATGGCGCGCGCTGCGTTGAAGTCCTACCAATTGAGCGCTGACTACTTCACGTCGCTGCATCAGACCAGCCACCCGCAGCCATGGGTCTCTGGCCTAGATGAGGCGGTGGAGTTGAGCGTCACCGGCCCATCGGCGGCATGGGATCTTGGGCCTTCCGGTTCCTGCGGCTACCTGGAGTTCCAGGGCGCCGGCATCGAAGCCGTGCACAAGGCCATGGATGACCAGAAGAATGCCGCACTTGAAGCCGGTGCGAAGGTCATGGACGTGGGCGGCACCGAGTCGGGCGAGGCGCGAAAGACGCGCCAGAACGACCAGCACGCCACGCTGCATAGCATCGTCATCACAGTGGCTGAGGCAGTTGAGCAGGGCCTGCGATACGCCGCCGAGTGGAAGGGTTACGACCCGAAGCAGGTCAAGTTCAAGGTGAGCCCTGAGTTCGTGACCCCAGAGGTCGACGCCCAGGTACTCGCCGAGCTGCTCAAGGGCGTCATGGCTGGCACGATCAGCGCCGACACCTACTGGCAGTACCTCACTACCGGCAAGCTGCCGGAGCGCCCCTACGACGAAGAAGCCGAACTGATCAGCGATGAGCGCGAGTCGGCCGGCATCAACCTGGACAAAGACGATGCCATCGACAAACCTGGCGCAGGCGGACAGCCAACTGCTGGAGCAGACGACCCGTCACTCGGTAATGCTGGAGCGACTTAAGGCCGGCGAGGTCAAGAAGTTTGAGAAGTACCTGCGTCAGATCGACAAGCTGGTGCGGGAGCAACTCACCCGCAAGGAGCTGACCACCTACAGCCGTAACCGCCTTGAGCAGTTCCTGGCCCGGGTGGACGGCAAACTGCTGGACATCTACAAGGCCTATGGCGAAGTGGTCCAGGCCGATCTGGTCGACATCGCGCTGTATGAGTCGACCTTCGAGGCCAACAGCCTGAGCAATGCGCTGTCCATCGATGCAGTGGTGCCCAGTAACACGGTGATCCGGGCGGCGGTGTTCTCGTACCCGCTGCAGGTGAAAGGGATCGACGGCGGCAAGCTGCTCAAAAGCTTCGTCAGTGGCTGGACACGCACCGAGACGATGCGCGTCACGAACACTATCCGGCTCGGCTTCGGCCAGGGCCAGACCAACGCCCAGATCATCCAGGCGATTCGAGGCACCGCGGCGCAGAACTTCACGGATGGCGTCCTGGCGGTAAGCAACCGCAACGCTGCCGCCGTGGTGCAGACGGCAATCCAGCATGTGGCCACCACGGCGCGGATGGAAACGTTGAAGGCGAATAGCGACGTGGTGTTGGGCTACCGCTGGGTGTCGACGCTTGATCGCAAGACCTCGCAGCAATGCAAAGGCCTGGACGGCATGCGTTTCGACCTTGGCAAAGGCCCGCTGCCGCCGGCGCACATCAACTGCCGGTCAACTACAGTGCCCACCACCAGGCTTTCGGAGTTGTTCGCAAAAGACGCCACGCGCGCCTCTGTAGGCGACAACGGCGGGGCGCAGGTTGACGCCGGACTGAATTATTACGAGTGGCTGGCAACCCAGCCGGCGAGCTTCCAGGATCACGCGCTCGGACCGGTTCGGGGCAAGTTATTCCGTGACGGCGGGCTTACGCCGCAGAAATTCGCCAAGCTGCAACTGGACAAGTCGTTCAAGCCACTGACCCTGGCACAGCTGAAGGCGGCAGAGCCTGACATGTTCATCCGCGCAGGCGTTACACTCGGCGCCCCACCAGGTTGAGATAGCCGATGCAGATCATCGTTGAGGACGGGAAGGGCAGGCCTGACGCCAACAGCTTCGTGCCGCTGGAGAAGCTCACCTTCTACCGCGACTACTATGGTTTCCGGATACCTGAGGCTGATGCTGAGCAGGTTGAACTGTTGCTGCGCGCTGCCGCTGACATCAACGGTCGCCAATGGAAGGGGCGCAAGTCCAATCTCGATCAGGCAATGGCCTGGCCTCGGCGTGACTGCAAGATCGAATACCAGACACTCTCCGAGACGTTCGTGCCCTTTGAGCTTGAATGGGGCCAGGTGCGGTTGGCGGTTGAGTTGTACGCCGCCGAGCGGGGCTTCCAGATCGAAGAGCCGACGCATTGCACTGAGCCCAATGGCCGGCGCGTCCGGCTGAATCGCGATACGCCCGGCCTGCGTATGCGGCCGCCGCCTTACGCACCCAGTAGGACGCAGTTCGCCGACTACCTGGTTATGCGCGGGCTCTCGATAGTCCGATAACCCACAGAATTCACACCAAGCCGCCCAATGGGCGGTTTTTTTATGCCCGTCAGGCGGGCCAACCAAGTCCCCAGGGGATACCCATGCCATTTGAATTTGACCCGGCCGCCGCTGGCCTCACCCTCGACGCAACTCAAACCGCAGCCCTCCAGGAGGCGCTTGGCGGAAAGGTTCAGGAATACCTGGACAAGGAAGTAACTGGTCTCAAGTCGAAGAACCAGGAGTTGCTTGGCTCTAACCGGACCATCAAAACCGAACTGGACAAGCTGAAAGGCCAGTTCGAAGGCCTGGATATCGAGGCGGTAAAAGGGCTGCTGGCGAAGGTTGGCCAAGACGAAGAAACCAAGCTCATCGCTGAAGGCAAGCTGGACGAGGTAATCACCCGTCGTACCGAGCGCCTGCGCAGCGATTACGACACCAAGCTGAGCGCCGAGAAGAGCCGCGCCGACAAGGCCGAGCAGTTCGCTGCCAAGTACAGCGACAAGGTGCTTGCTGATTCTATTCGCGCCGCAGCCATTAAGGCCGGCGCACTCCCTGAGGCAGCTGAGGATATCATCCTGCGCGCCCGGGGCACTTTCAAACTCAGTGAAGACGGTGAGGCAATTGCCACCGACCGTGACGGCGAGGTCGTTTACGGGAAGGACGGGAAAACCCCGCTGTCGCCGCTCGAATGGGCGGAATCGCTGCGTGAAACCGCAACACACCTGTGGCCAAGGGCCCAGGGCGCCGGACAGACCGGCGACAACGGTGGCAAGGCCACGAAAAAGTGGGGCGAGTACACGGAAACCGAGCGCGCTGCGATCGCCCGTGACAACCCTGAGCTCTTCAAGAAAATCCAGGCCACCAAAGGAACCTAATCCATGGCAACTACACAACTGACCGACATCTTCGTCGGCGACTACTACGCCTCCCTGGCGCCGGTTAACAGCCCGGAAAAGACCGCAGTATACGAGTCGGGCATTGTGACCCGCTCGCCTGTGCTGGACGCCATCGCCTCCGGAAGCCAGGGCACCGCCGAGATCAGCTACTGGCAGGATCTCAACGCCGATGAAGCCCCGAACATCAGCAACGACGACCCGAACGACCAGGGCGAAGTCGGCAAAGTAACCCAGGACAGCATGCGTGCCCGGGTCCTGTACCTCAACAAAGGCTACGGCGTTACTGACCTGACCGCTGAGCTGGCGAACAGCGAGCCTCAGCAGCAGATCCGCAACCGTTTCGGCACCTACTGGACCCGCCAGTGGCAGCGTTACACCCTGGGCGCGGCACGCGGCATCATCGCCTCGAACATCGCGAATAACGGCGGTGACATGGTCATCGACGCGGGTGCAACCATCAGCGCGAACGCCTTCCAGGATGCTGCGTTCACCGCTGGTGATGCCGCTGACCAGTTCGGCGCGATCGGCGTGCACTCGGTGGTGATGAACCAGATGGTCAAGAAGGACCTCATCGAGTACCTGCGCGACTCCGACGGCAAGATCATCCTGGCCACCTACCTCGGCAAGCCGGTGTTCATGGACGATGCTCTGGTCTACGGCGCGGGCAAGTACCTGTCCGTGTTCTTCGGCCAGGGCGCTTTCGGTTACGGCGAAGGCACGCCTAAGGTTCCGGTAGAGCTCGAGCGTAAGCCGGGCGGCGGTAACGGCGGCGGTGCCGAGGTGCTGTGGGAGCGGAAGACCTACATCCTCCAGCCGGCTGGCTTCAGCTGGAAGGGTTCCGAGGCTCAGAACCTCAGCCCGACCGCCACTCAATACGCCGCTGCTGCGAACTGGCAGCGCGTGTTCAGCCGCAAGCAGGTTCCGTTCGCCGCCGTCATCAGCGGTACCACCACGCCGTAATCCGGCCTACATAACCTGGCGTCTTTATGGGCGCCGGGGTGCTTTTGAGGTGACTCATGAAAGTGATCTACACGGACAAGCCGGGCAAAGAGCGCGGTGTTTGTTACCGGCTGCTGAGCGAATTCTTCGGTGTCATCGGCTCTGCTACCGAGGTGGTGGTCGATGGCGATGCCCCGGAGATCTTCGAAGCCTACCAATCGGCCGGCATCAAGGTGTCCGACGGCAAGGAGCCAGAGAGCAAAGAAACCGACCCTCTGAAAATGAAGGTTCCCGAGCTGAAAGAATGGCTGACCGAGAAGGGCATTGCCTTCGACCCGTCCGCCAAGAAAGAAGACCTGCAGGCCCTGGTGCCAGCGGAATAAGGACAAGCAAATGACCGACTTTATCACCGTTGCCGATGTTGACGCCCAGCTTGGTCCTGACTGGGCCGGCACGGGTGATCCGGTCCTTGCTGTGACCATGGCCAATGCCTGGCTCACAGCCAAGATTAAGCGGGCTGTTCCCGATCCGGTCCCGGCCGAGATCAAAACAGCCGGCGCCCAGGTCGCCAAAGAGGCGGCGGCGGGCAAGCTGTACACAGCAACGCAGAAGGAAGTGCAGAGCAAGGCGGTCTCGGCTCAATCCGGCACGTCGGTGAGCAAAACCTACGTGGCAGGCTCCACCGATCAGTCGGCGGGCGTGAACTTCGCCCTGGCGCTGCTGGAGCCGTGGATAAAGCGCTCCGGCGTGATGATGCTGAAAAGGATCTGACCATGGGCATGCGCGAAGAGATCCAGGCTGAATTGGCCGAGTCGTTCGACGATCCTGATGGCCTAGCCGATGCGGTCAAGCCGGTGGCGGGCGTGCGCAAGGTTGCGGGCGAGTATGACCCGGAGCTGGGTGGCGAAACACCGGAGACCACCGTGACGTACTCGGGGCGCGGAGTTCTGGGCGGCTACCTGTCCAAGGAAATCGACGGCTCCCTGATCCAGACCACCGACAAGAAGCTGCTGGTGCTGCAAAACGAGCTGTTCGTGTCGGAGGCCGGCGTTCCGACGGCGGTACCGGCTGCCCCGGCTATTGGCGATATCGTCAACGGGCTGCGGGTGATGAATGTGTCCGCCGACCCGGCTGATGCGACGTGGACGGCTCAGTTGAGGAAGTGACATGGCAAGTAAAGGCGCCGGCCAGTCCGGCAGCTTCGCCCTGAGCCTGGCGGAGTTCGCCGCCCAGGCCAGTGAGGCAATCGACGCGAGCCTGCGCGAAATCATTATCGAGATTGGTAGCAGCATCATCCGCATGTCACCGGTGGGCAACCCTGAGATATGGGCTGCCAACGTTGCTCACCGGGAATCCAATGCCCGGGCGGCTGATGACTACGACTTCAAGGTCGCAGTCCGCAACACGCTCATCAACCTGAATGAATCGAACTTCACGAAGGCGGGCAACCTCAAGCGCGGCGTGAAATATGCCAAACCGCTAATGAAGACCGAGCGCGACCAGAACTTCAGCGTGAATGGCTTGGTGGCTGGCCGGGACTATGTTGGCGGTCGCTTTCGGGCGAACTGGAATTTCTCCATCGGTTCTGTCGACAACAGCTTCCGTATTCACCCAGACCCGACAGGGACCGAGGCAACCGCAAGGCTTGTAGCGGGCGCTATTGAGTTCAAGGCCGGGCAGACAGCTTTCATCGTTAACAACTTGCCCTATGCGATCCCGCTGGAGTTCGGCCATTCCACACAGGCCCCTGGCGGCATGGTCCGGGTAACCGTGGCTCGCTTTCAGCAGATAGTGCTGGAGGCCATCAGGAACAACCAGGTATGAGTCACGCAATCATCGCCTCGATCTACGAGGCAAAGCTCATCGCCTGGAACGCTGCCAGGTCGGACAAGTTCAAGATCGTTTTCGAGAACACGGCCTACGCGCCGGCGGAGGGCGAGACGTACCTTCGGGCCTTCACCATCCCGGGCGACACCGCGAGCAACACGCTCGGCGGTGATCACCGACTGTTCACCGGCGTGTTTCAGGTCAGCATCATCGCGCCGGCGGGCACCGGCAAGATCAAGACCAACCCAATCACCACCGAACTTGTTGACCTGTTCCCGCTATACGCCAGGGACACGAAGGGCGCGGTGACCGTGGTGACAATGTCGCCAGTTGACCAAGGGCCTGGCATCACAGGCGATTCCACCTACACCGTGCCGGTCTCGTTCTTGTACCGAGCCGACACGAACTGATCCCGCCCATTGGGCATACCCAGAGACCCGCCCCTTAGCGGGTTTTTTCACATCTGCAAAGAGGAAATACCCCATGGGCTACAAACTCCCGAACGGCGGCACCTTCCAGCACGCCGCAACCTACGCGACCGCACTGGCGTTCACTGCCATCAGCAACGCTGCCGAAGCGGTGGCTACCGTTGTAGGTGGCACCATCGCTGCCGGCGACATTGTTCTGCTGACGTCTGGCTGGAGCAAGCTGGATAGCAAGGTGGTGCGCGTGAAGGCAGCCACGGCAACGGCGATTACCCTGGAAAGCATCGACACTACCGACACGCAGGTCTATCCGGTCGCGGGCGGCTCCGGCACGATGCGCAAGGTGCTGACCTGGGTGCAGATCCCGCAAATCTCCGACGTGGCCTTCTCCGGAGGCGAACAGAACTATCTGGATGTGGTGTTCCTCGAGGATGACCAGGGCAAGCAGATCCCCACCGACAAATCGGCGGCAAGCATGGTACTCACCATCGCTGACGATCCGGCCCAGGCGTTCAACGGAGTGCTGCTGAAGGCGGACGCCGGCAAGCAGATCGAGGCGGCTCGCTTGAACCTGCCCGGTAACGACACGCTGCTGTATGGCACTTACACGTCGTTCTCCAAACAGCCAGCGGTGTCCCGTAACAACCTGCTGACCCGCACCGTCAGCTTGGCGTTGCAGGCCGAGCCGACCCGCTACCTGACTGCGGTGGTTTAACCCATGGCTAAGATCCGTATTGCGCAGAACGCTACTTTCAATGCGCTGGTGCTGATTCCGATCGTCGGCAGCGCACCCGAGAAGGTCGAGTTCACCTTCAAGTACCGGGATCGCGCCGAGCTTGCCGCTCTGTTCGATGAATGGAACGAAAAGCGGAAGAAGGCACAGGCCGCATTGGGCGATAAGCCGTCATGGTCGGAAATTGTGGCTGTGGATACCGAGCAGCAGACTCAGCAGATCAAGGACCTGGTAGTCGGCTGGGGCTTTGACGACGAATACAACGACGACAACATCGTCGCATTCGTGAAGTCCTGCCAGGGTGCCGCCGAGGCTGTCGTTAAGGCTCATGAGGGCGCATACAACCAGGCCCGCCTGGGAAACTGACCGACGCTGCCCGCGCCATGTACTCGCCAAGCGTGCCCGACGCGATTATCGGCATGTTCGGCCTTGCCCTTGATGATCTGGTTGAGGAAGTGGAGGTCTGGCCATGCAACTGGCCGGCCTTCCTCCTTTTCAACCGCATGTCCACCCAGTGGCGAGCAGGCGCCGGCGGCGCGATCGGTCTCGACTACAGCTGCATACGCGACGTGGCCGGTTTCCTCGGCATCAAGAAAAAGAAACTCGCTGCAATCTTTCCTGATCTTCAAGTGCTGGAGGGGGAAGCCCTGCGCGTTATGGCAGAGGCAGAGTGAGCAAAGTGCCACTAGGTGCAAGAATCGTCATTGCTGCTTTAAAATAAGGGCTCCCTATTAATTCAAAGGAATGAGTTTGTGGTAAGTCAAAACTCCATCGCCTGTCCGCACTGCCAAGGTCAGAACGTCCAGCTTCTATCTGTCATCTACGCGGCTGGTACGTCTCAGATTCGGTCAACCCACCAAGCGCAATCCGGAATGGGCCCGAGTGTTACTGTCCAGACGACTGGTAGGCACCAGACAGACTTAGCCGCAAGCGTTTCACCTCCACCCGGTAAGCGCTTGCTCGGCCCCGTAATTCTTGCAGGCGTTGGCTCCATCATCCTTTACGACGGCATGAAGCTCATGAACACCTACTGGGGCATCGATTGGAGCAGATTCTTTATCGGTGTGGCGTTTATCGCAGTCGGTGTAATCGGCTTTGTTCGCCACTGGAAATTCAATGTCGCGCAATATGACAAATTAGAAGAATGGCGTCGTACTTGGCTGTGCCACGCCTGTGGTACGAGGTTCCAACCTTCTTAAAATGTAGTTTCCCCTATTTATACTTAAGCCCGCCTAGTGCGGGCTTTTTGTTGCCTGCCTGGAGCAGATCATGACCACAATTGCCGAACTGGGCATTCGGGTTGATTCCGGCGATGCAGTCCAGGCCGCTACTGACCTGGAGAAAATGACCAAAGCTGGCGGCCGGGCCGAGCAGTCCGCTGTTTCGCTGATGAACGAAATGCAGGCCCTGGAAAAGTCGCTGTCCACCAGTGCCAAAACCACCCAGGACCTGGCGAAGCAGCGTGACGCTCTCGCCAAGCTGACCAAGACCGGCGCCTATGGCGAGGCCGAGGCGGCGAAGATCTCCGCTCAGTTGGACAAGCAGCAGATCGCCCTGGCCAAGTCCGCCCTGGACGAACAGAAGGCCCTGAACAGCCTGCTGGGTGCCATCGACCCGGCCCGCGCTGCACTGGCGAAGCTGGATACCCAGGTCGAACAGCTGGGCAAACACCTGGACGAAGGACGCCTCAGCCAGGAGGACTACAACAAAGCACTCGGCAAGATCGACAAGGACTACGCCAAGCTCGAAAAGACGGCCACCGGTTTCGACAAACTGCGGCTCGGCACCCGCCAAGCGCAGGAAAACGTCGTTCAACTCGGCAATGCGCTGTCGTCGGGTGATTGGGGCAGTGGCGTGCGTGCCGTGGCTCAACTGGGCGCGGGTGCTGGTGCGTCTGCTGGTTCGCTGCTGGCGCTGGTAGCGCCGATTGGTTTGGTCGCCGCTGCCATCGGTGGGCTCGCGTACGCCTACTACAGCGGCAACAAAGAAACGGATGCGTTCAACAAAGCGTTGACGCTGACCGGCAACTTTGCCGGGACTACCTCCGGCCAGTTAAGTGATATGGCGCGCCAGGTTGCCGCGGTTGTCGGCACAACGGGGGCGGCGGCTGACGTACTGGCCACCCTGGCAGGGAGCGGAAAGCTCGCCAGCGGCAGCTTCGTGGATATCGCCGAGGCGGCTCTATCTATGGAGAAGGCCACCGGCAAATCGATTGAAGCAACCGTTGCCGAGTTCGTCAAAATTGCGGACGACCCGGTGGCCGCTGCCAAGTCGCTGAACGAGCAGTATCACTTCCTTACTGCCTCGGTGTACTCGCAGATCGTTGCGCTCAAGGATCAGGGCGACGAGATTGGCGCCACCAAGCTGTTGACCGAGACCTACGCCGACACCGTGCAAACCAGATCCCGCCAGGTGATCGAGAACTTGAACCTGTGGGAGCGAGCTTGGCTGGGCATCAAGAGTGCCGCGAGCGGTGCCCTTGATGGAATCAGCGATGTAGGCCGGCAGAAGAGCTACAACGACCAGATCAAAGAGCTGCAGTCCAAGCTAACTGGCTCGGAGGCGTTCGACGTTGGCGGCACGCGGATGAACGCCCAGGAGGTGAGCCCGAAGGAGCGCGCCCGAATTCAGGCGCAGATCAACTTGCTCACGCTACAACGCGATGCGGATGATGCTCGCGTTAAATACTTCGATGATCAGGGTAAGGCCCAGCAGGCGGCCATCGTCGCCGGTGAAAAAGTCGACTCGCTCACCAAGTCCTCACTGTCCAACGAGCAGAAACGAAACAAGGAGATTGAGGACTACAAGGGCTGGCTGGACACAATTCGCAAGGCAAACCCGAACGATGCGCGGCTTGAGGGTGGCTTGGTCACCAAAAACATTCAGAACATCAAGGACCGATACAAGGACCCGAAAACCGGCGGTTCGTCGGCAGTCGATCTCACCAGCTTCAACAGCGCCAAGAACGACCTGGCAGCCATCACCGACACCTACAAAAACTACCAGAAGGAACTGGAAGCAGCGCAGAAGGCCGGCCTGCTGTCCGAGGAAGACTATCTGCTGCGGCGTCAGGCGCTGATCGGAAACCAGCTCGACCAGACCACGGCAGCCTACGAGGCCGAGATTGCCGCGCTGGAAGCCGCCAAGGGCAAGAAGACCACGTCGGCCGCGCAGAGCATCCAGCTGGACCAGAAGATCGCCGACGCGCGCGCAGGGATGGTCAAGGCGCAGAAGGATGCGGATAGCCAGCTTGAAGTGTTGGCTGCCAACGAGACCGGGCGACTCGCCAAGCAGAAGCGGGCGATCAGTGCGTACGTGCAGGCGCTGGGGCAGCAACAGCGGGCCTTGGAGTTGGCCGGGCAACGCGCCGTACTGGGCGTAGGCCAGGGAGATCGCCAGAACGCGCTCAACGGTGAGCTGAACGGCCAGCAGGATCGGTTTGCTCAGCAGTCACTGGAACTGGAAAACCAACGCTCCGACCCTTCGCGCAACATGTCGGACGAAGAGTTCACCCGCAAATCGCAGGCACTTGCCGATGCGAATAAGAAAGCCACCGACCAGATCCGGCAGAACTATGCCGATGTGGAGGCTGCCCAGGGCGATTGGACCAATGGCGCTACGGCGGCGTGGGACAACTATCTGGATTCGGCGCGGGATGTTGCCGGCCAGACCAAGTCGCTTTTCGGCAACGCCTTCAGTTCCATGGAAGATGCCGTCGTCAACTTCGCCATGACCGGGAAGCTGTCGTTTGCCGACTTCACCAAGTCCATATTGGCGGACATGGCGCGTATCGCTACACGCCAGGCAAGTTCGGCACTGCTGGGCAGTCTGGTGGGGGCAGCAGCGAGTTACTTCGGCGGCAGTTCCGGCAGCGGTAACGGTATGGCGGCTGGGTCTGCGGGTGCTACGTCGTCGAACCTTGGCGCGTCGCAGGCTGGCTACTCCAGCACTTACTTTCCTCAGGCGCTGGGTGGGGCGTGGTCGGGCGGTGTGCAGATGTTCGCCGACGGCGGCGCCTTCACCAACTCCATCGTCAGCAAGCCCACGGCGTTCGGTATGGCCAACGGCAAAACCGGTGTAATGGGTGAGGCTGGGGAAGAGGCGATCATGCCGCTGGCCCGGACATCCGGCGGCAAGCTTGGCGTCATGGCGGTTGGCAGCGGAGGCGGGGGCGTGAACCTCAGGTTGAGCATGCCGATCATCATGAGCGACCAAGAGGCGGGGCGGCCGGACGGCGCCGAGTTCGACGCCGAGACCTTCCAGCGCAACATGGAGACGCGAACCCGGCAGGTCGCAGTCGAAGAAATCGCCAAATCATGGCGCCAGGGCGGCATCAGCAGCCGAAACGTAAAAGGGTGATCTATGGCAATTGAACGGTTCACCTGGGCAACGGAGAAGGGAGCGGAGGGCGAGATCACTCAACGCGTCCGCACCAAGCAATTCGGCGATGGATATGCCCAGTCGGTTGAGGATGGAATCAACAACCGGTCACAGTCCTGGCCGGTGACCTTCACCGGCCTGAAGGGACGCATCAAGGACATCATGACCTTCCTCGATCGGCACAAGGGGGCAAAGGGTTTCTTCTGGGAGCCGCCCCTCGGCGAGCTTGGTCTCTATAAGTGCTCCGGCTACAAGCCTGTGCACCGCGGCGGCCAGGTTTACGCCATCACCGCGACCTTCGAACAAACCTTTCACCCTTGAGATAATCGCCCATGGCACTGATCACGGACATCCAGAAACTGGAGCCCGGCGGCGAGATTCGCCTGTTTGAAATAGACGGGACCGAGTATGGCGCCGATTACCTGCGCTTCCATGGGCACGCCATACCGCATACGCCCGAAGAATTGTTGCTCTACGAACACTCGGACGAGGATCTCCCGGCGAAATCGATTTGGTGGCAAGGCCAAGAGTACGCAGCCTGGCCGGTGCAGATTGAGGGTATTTCCTCAAGCAGCGACGGCACCGCCTCTCGGCCGACTTTTGCCGCCGGCAACGTGAATGGTCGAGTCACGGCGCTGTGCCTGGCCTTCGAGGACATGCTCAAGTTCAAGCTGACGGTCCGTGAGACGCTGGCCCAATACCTGGACGCGGCAAACTACCCCGAAGGGAATCCAACTGCCGACCCGACCCAGGAGGCGCTGGAAATCTGGTACATCGACCAGAAAACCAGCGAGGACGGCGAGGCGGTGGTCTGGGAGCTGTCCTCCCCGGGCGAGATCGACAACCACGGACTTCCCGGCCGGCAGATGACGACCTTCTGCCACTGGGCCATGACCAATGGCTATCGCGGGCCGGACTGCGGCTATACCGGCGAGGCCATGTTCGACGACGAGGACAATCCCACGGATGACCCGGCACTAGACCAGTGCAAGGGCTGCCTGTCGTCCTGCAAGCTGCGCTTCGGCGAGAACGAAGAATTGGGATTTGGGGGATTTCCAGCAGTGAGCCTCGTGTCCAGATCATAGTAGAATTGCCTTGTGGCTAGGGCATGCAACCCGAAAAGTCGACACCTAACCGACCCGCCACTCTTCTTCAGTTGGGTCTCACGCTTTAAGGGTGTGATTTGAAGATGAAATACCCAAAAGATTTGGTGGGCTTGCAGTTCGGCAGGCTCACGGTCATTAGCCAAGCGCCAAACGATAGACCCTACAGGGTCAGTCTTTGGAACTGCCAGTGCGTATGCGGCAATTCCCGAGTCGTCCAAAGATCTGCGCTCGTATGTGGCGTGCAGGTGTCTTGCGGCTGCTTTATGAGGATGCGCGTAAAGGAAACCCACACCAGCCACGGGCTACATAGGCACTCTGCCTACGGCACATGGAAAGCGATGATCGCTCGCTGCTACAACCCCGATTCCAAAGATTTCAAAGATTATGGAGGTCGAGGCATTCAGGTGTGTGATGAGTGGCGAGACATTGCAGGATTCGTCGCTGGGATGGGAACGAAGGAGAAAGGCCAGAGCATCGATCGGCTTGATGAGAATGGCGATTACGAGCCAGGAAACTGCCGATGGACTGATGCGCTCGGCCAGGGCCAGCATAAGCGGAACAATGCAATTGTCGCGCGCCTTGGTAGCCAGAAGCATATTGCCGGTGTTTGGCGCGAGGCGGGGATAAAAGAGTCTACGTTCTATAACCGCCTCAATGCTGGGATGACTCCTGACGAAGCTGCTTCCTTGCCTGTACGCAAGCATAACGCTACAGCGGTGATCGATGGTGAGGAGCGCACACTTGTAGAGTGGGCAAAAATTGCTGGGGTCGATTCCGCCACCATGCGCAATAGAGTGAAGGCGGGGATTGTAGGTAGAGCATTACTTGCGCCACCGCGATCCAGAAAAATATCTGCTTAACCCAAGGGCGCTACGGCGCCCTTTTTAGTGGGCGCGAATAATGCGAAAACACATCATTGCGGCTATCCAGGCGCATGCGGCGGCGGAGTATCCACGCGAGTGCTGTGGCCTGCTGCTGACTGTCGGCCGGGCGCAGAAGTATTTCCCGTGCCGGAACATCTCGACCGAGCCAAGCGAAGAGTTTCGACTTGATCCTGAAGACTATGCTGCTGCGGAAGATTTGGGTGAGGTGATCGGTATCGTTCACTCGCACCCGGATGCGACCAGCAGGCCGTCGCCGCATGACCTGGCCATGTGCGAGGCCACGGCCTTGCCCTGGCACATTTTGAGTTGGCCCGAGGGCGATCTGCGTACGATCACGCCAACCGGACATACGCCACTGCTCAAGCGTCCGTTTGTACACGGTGCCTGGGACTGCTGGCAGGTTTGCGTTGACTGGTATCTGCGGCAGTGGGGGGTTGAGTTTGAAGCCTTCCAGCGCACCGATGGCTGGTGGGAGAAGGCGGAGAACGCCAGTCTGTACGAGCAGCATTACGAGGCTGCTGGATTCGTGAGGGTGGACCAGCCGCAGCGCGGTGATCTGATCGTCATGCACGTCGGTCGGACGGTTCACCCGAATCATGCTGGGATCTACCTGGGCGCTGATCCGTCGCTACCTAGTGAAGAGTCAGGCACTTACGGCCCAGGCCCGTTCCTGCTGCACCATCTTTACGGCAGGCCGTCCGAGATCATCGTCTACGGCGGTCCCTGGCATGACCGGACACGCCTGATCCTCAGGCACAAAGATGCTCAGTCAAAACCGCCCAGCGAATAGATCGAAAATCCGTCTTTTGTTAGATGAATGACCTCTGTCGTCCCGCCTATATAAACGCGATCACCGGACTTTTCATCCTCCTGTCGCGACTGGGCACGCATGATGTCAGGCGCACACGCAGGGAACGAATTCCAATTTATTCCCGATTTGTCCATAAGCTCTGGCTTTACGCCAAGCCCATAATCCAAACGCTCGGATTTGAAGTCCGACCCAGAACGGTATGCGAATCCATGGACCTTTCCCGAGTCGTCGGAAATCCCGAAGTGATAGATCGTTGCAGTTTGGTCTTGGAGGGCGGGAACATGGTGATTCAGTTCGCTCCAGAGGGCCTGAAGCTCCTGGGTGGCATGTGCATCGACCGCATCTACATTGAGGGCAAAACCTTGGTTATTCACAAGGCCGATCCATCGATTGAAAAGCAGGGCCGATCCCGTGCCGGCAATGATCATACGGATGTGCGGGATCGAGATGGCTTTGCTGGCCAACCCTGGGGGCGTGTCGACGGAATAATGTAAAAGCGTGTCAGTGGCTACAATTGCTTCGTTTTCATCCGTGTAGAACAAGAGCGAGGACATAGGGCCTCCTGGCCGACTTTGAGTTGGCGGAGGCTACTATCGCTTCCAGATCAGATTCCACTGGCATTCCATCCACGCTGGATGCCCGGCCAGGTCGATAGCATGTTGCGCGTCCGCTTTCGACCCTAAGCTGTCGTTCGCGAAAGGCAGCAATCGGCCAAAAGCAGTCAGTCATGACCGGCCATTCGACCCATTGCAGTTTTACCGCTGGCGCTTTGCACCCGCACGTTAAATCATGTGTGCCGGGCCGAAAGCAGCCTGTTGAAACCGATATCGTCGCGACGATTCAGCCACAAAATTTTCAACCTTTACGCAATGCGCCTTCTCTTTTGCGGTCTGTAACCCTGACTCCGCAAAAGGAAAGGCTTCATGTCGATACGCCCTCTGCTCTGCCTGCTTGCATTGCCGTTGTTCGCAGGCTGCCAGTTTTTGCCCCATACCAACTACTTTACCGCGCCCGAAAACGAGCCCAACCCTGCCTGGGTACGTATCGTCGACTACACGCAGCACGCCGAAATTTACCAATACGAAAACGGCAAACGTTCGGGCGGCGCCGTTCGCACCGGCCCCCTGCCATTCACACACACACAGGACGTGGGCATGCCAAAGGCAGGGCAAGACCTTACATGGGACTATTACGAAACGCAGATCCGACCCGGTATCGAAACGCAAGTGGATCTATTCTGGGAGGGGACACGCACTCGTTCCTGCTATGTCTCGACGAAGTTCACGCCCCAAGCCGGACGCTATTACCAGTTCAGGCTGACATCCGGCTCATCAGGCAACTGTAGGTTATACGCATCACTGATCGAGCGCGACAAGGAAGGAAACGGTTGGCATCTCACGCCAAACCCGCAGGTGACCTATAACGACGATGGACCTACGGCCAAAACCCATTACGAGAACAGCAGCTTTGAGAACCCCAATTATCGTCCACCCGCGGATCTCTATCCGGGGATAGACGTTTACTAAACAGGTAAACGACTACAAGGAATCGTTGATTGGCTAGCGCAAAATACTTCCGAATGATCGGTGAGCGAGCCTCAGAGGATCTGTTTGCATGGTCGGCATTTGTCGTGCAAACAGAATTCCTGTGGCAAGACACAGCGTCAGTCCAGGACGCCGTCGCTTGGCAGCGTGTTTGGTTCGAGCTGGAAATACTCAACGCGCTTGCATTGGCGCAATGGGAGGATGAGGGAAAGCCTGATAACTGGTCGTGCCGCTGGAACTTCGACTATCGACAAGAAGCGGCGGCCCTGGCGAATGAGTTGTTGGAGCTGCTGTGCGATTCATTCGACCCGTAGCGGTCACTGCGGAGAGATGCAACAAGAGTTCACTCCAGCCTCCCATACCGAGGATCAGCAGCTAATTAATAAGCTAAATTCCTTTCATCCGACCCAAGGGACGCGAGTCATGATTTCGACACTAGAGCTTCGCCACATTATTGAATGTGGATTCCAGCCGCTTTCCTGCACATGCTCGGCCAATCCGGACGGATCTTTGATGATCAAGGTATTCGATTCGACCTCTGGCCGGGTCGATCTTCTGGTCACTGCGGTTACGACCAGCAAACTGACGTCCAGCCGGGCCATTGCAAAGTTGATTGGTGAGCTTCGTTCTGAAATGGCAGCGCACCAAGCGACGGGCACGGGTGTATTAGCCAAATAGAGATCAGGACCATAAAATGGTGCTGCCGAAGAGATCGATAATGTCCAATCGCTAGCTACCGAGAAGGGCCGCGATCAACTCAAAGGTGTCGTTTGTCTCTCTCAATTAAGAGACATTTCTTCGCGGACGTCGGATCATTAGTTTCTCAAAAAATGGCTATACGGGAGGCGTCAAAACCGCATATGGCGACATTCGAGCAAGGAACCATTGGATGAACATAGAATGGGAAAAACTCTCACCCATACCCGGATGGGGGATCGTTGTTGAGGACGACCCAATACTTCGCGTGTTGATGGTCGATATTTTGGCCGAGATTGGTCTCCACTCCTTGGACTTTGAAACCGCAGATGAGGCTTTGATTTACCTGCTGAGTAGGCCGAATGATTGTCCGCTCGTCATCGCGGATCATGGTTTGCCAGGTCAACTGCAAGGCGCCGAATTTGTCGCGTTGGTCAAGACGAAATGGCCGTCCATCGCTACGATCCTCACTTCCGGCTACGCGCTGGATGCCTCAACTGTTCCCAGCTCAACGACGTACTTGGAGAAACCTTGGTCTTTGGAAGATCTGGTGATGGCTGTAGCAAACCTACTTCAACCTGGTCGCCCACTCCAAAAAACATCGTGACGACGGAGGAGGGATCGGCCAACAGCAGACGGTCACGACCGACCGCTTATGGCCGAAAGCTGTCTTTGGAATAGCCCAGCCCCGCGCTGGGCTTTTTACATCTCCCCCCTCAGTGCTACAGTCCCACCATACCAAAGAGGGAGCGACATGCGCGTGGCGTGGCATTTGATCCCAGACGGGTGGACACATGGATAGACTTGATCGTCTGAACGATCTGCTGCGAGAGCAGAACTGTGTTATGGCAATCGACATCAAATTCAACGACTTCAAATACGATTTGGAGTTGGTGCTGTCTGACAATGAGTTAGGTTTGGATGCGGTGTCGCTAATTTTTCATGATGTCAGCGCTCTTGAGCTGAACGGATTCGGTGGTGGTCTGACCCAGTTCATGCGCCTTGAAGCCTCTCGAGTAGATAATGGGCTCGACAGAATTCGCTTTGAAATGAGAGATGCGGGTGACGATAAAATATCGTTCAAGTTCTTCACTTTCGGCGGATCAATTTTTTAGGAGCAGGCATGCGGATTTTGATAGCGGCGGTAGCGGTGGCGATGCTGGCGGGGTGTGCCTCATCGGCGATCTCGGTGCGGGATGCGAAGCCAGTCCCGTCGGACGAGGTCTATGCCTTCCAGACTAAACCAGTTGGCGAGAGCGGAAAAATCACCGTGGTGCGCGACTCCGGCGCGGTTGGTTCTGGCTGCGACATCGTTGTTTATGTCGATGGCCGCAGGGCTGCAAAAATCGGGACTGGTCAGCGCGCCACATTCTACCTTCCACCGGGGTCGCCCAATCTCGGCGCAGGCCTGGCTGGCTCTGGCTTGTGCGCGGGCGCTGCAATTCGGACCATCGCAGCAACGGTGCAGCCAGGCAAGGAAAGCCTGTACCGTATCAGCGGCGACATGGCTGGGTTCTACATAGGGCCTTATGTCGATTACAACTGAATCAAATAAATCTTGAAGCCGCCTACGGGCGGTTTTTTATTGCCCCGGAGAAAGTGATGCAGGCATCAGCGATCAACTACCAACCCATGACGACGATTCGCCTGCACGGGCAACTCCGACAGTTCGGAAAGTCCTTCCGGCTCGCGGTGAAATCGCCGGCGGAGGCGATCAAAGCACTATGCGTGCAGATCCCTGGATTCGAGCAGTTTCTTTCGAATGCCAAGTCGCGCGGCCTTGAGTTCGCGGTGTTTCGCGATAAGCGCAACATCGGAGAGAAAGAGCTGAGCTACAACGGTGCCGGAGACATCCGCATCGCGCCGGTGGTCGTAGGCAGCAAGCGCGGCGGTGTTCTTCAAACCATCGTCGGTGCGATCTTGATTGTCGTGGGTGTTATTTTCTCTGCAACACCTTTCGGCACCCCGCTCATAGGTGCGGGAATTGGCCTCGTCGCCGGCGGTGTAATTCAAATGCTCAGCCCCCAGGCCGGCGGCCTCAAGACCAGCGCGGCGCCAGAAAATACGCCCGGCTACGCCTTCGGCAGCGCCAAGAACACCACGGCCTCCGGCAATCCTGTGTCGCTGTGTGCCGGCCGCCGGCGCTGGGGTGGCGCGATCATCAGTGCCGCTATTTACGCCGAAGACCAGATGTAGCCAACACCCGAAAAACTGAAGCTGCCTTATAGGCGGTTTTTTTATGCCTGGAGAAAAGCATGGGCGCAGCACGCAAGATCGATGTTTACGGCGCCAAGGGCGGTTCCGAGAAGCCTAAAACCCCAACCGAGGCACCAGACAGCCTCCGCTCCGTCGCCATTGCGAAAATGCTTATTGCTGTGGGTGAGGGCGAGTTTGACGGTGCTCCTACCGCCAAGGACATCTTTCTCGACAACACGCCGCTGCAAGACCCGCAGGGGAACATGAACTTCCCGAACGTGAAATGGGAGTGGCGCAGCGGGGCTGTGGACCAGTCCTATATCCAGGGCATTCCATCGATCGAGAACGAAACAACCATTAGCACCGAGCTGCGCAGCGGCACGCCATGGGTTCGTGCGATCACCAACACGCAGCTCTCAGCTGTCCGTGTGCGCTTTGCCTGGCCTGCGCTCCAATCGGTGGACTCCGGCGGCAACATCAACGGTTACACGATCGGGTACAAAGTCGAGCTCGCTACGGATGGGGGTACGTACCAAGAGGTTTTGAACGAGGCCGTGTCCGGCAAGACCACCAGCCTTTACGAGCGAACTCGCCGTATCAATCTGCCGCACGCGACAACCGGGTGGCTGCTGCGCATCACTCGACTGACTGCAAACCAGAACAACAACAAGATCTCCGACACCATGCAGATTGCTGGCTTCACCGAGGTGATCGACGCCAAGATCCGATACCCGAACACCGCGCTGCTTTACATCGAGTTTTCTGCCGAGCAGTTCCGCAGTATCCCGGCAGTCACGATCGAATGTGATGGTCGGAAATGGCAGGTGCCGAGCAATTACGACACCAGGTCGCGCACCTATACGGGAGTCTGGGACGGCACGTTCAAAGAGGCCTGGACCGACAACCCCGTTTGGCATACTTACGGCGTCACCACGAACGACCGTTTCGGCTTGGGCCGTCGCATCAAGCCGTGGATGGTGGACAAGTGGGAGCTGTACCGAATCTCTCAGTACTGCGACCAACTGGTTCCGAACGGCAAAGGCGGCATGGAACCGCGCTTCCTCTGCAGCTTGAACCTGCAGAGCAAAGCGGATGCCTGGTCGCTGCTGCGCGATATCTCGGCGATTTACCGCGGCATGACCTACTGGGCTCAAGGCCAAGTATTTACGCTTTCGGATATGCCGCGCGCTACCGACTTCGACTTCGCGTACACGCGGGCGAACGTCATCGACGGCAAGTTCACCTATTCGAGCGCATCGGAGCGCACGCGCTACAGCCGGGCACTGGTTAGCTACGACAACCCACTGAACAATTACGACACCGATGTTACTGCTGCGACCGATGCCAAGCTGCAGCGGCGCTACGGTGACAACCCGTTGGAAATCAGCGCAATCGGCTGCACCCGCGAATCCGAGGCTCAGCGCCGCGGCAAGTGGGCGCTGCTTACGAACTCGAAGGACCGGGCTGTCAACTTTAAGGTCGGCCTCGATGGCCGCATCCCTCTCCCGGGCTACGTGATCCCAATCGCAGACGAACTGCTGGCGGGCCGGCCGGTGGGCGGACGCATCTCGGCAGTGAACGGCAAAGTCATCACCCTGGACCGCGACACCCAGGCCAAGCCCGGCGATCGGCTGATCCTCAACCTGCCCGACGGCAAGTGCGAGGGCCGCACTGTGCAACTGGTCAGCGGCCGGCAGGTCGCAGTGACTGTTGCCTACTCGGTGCCGCCTGAGCGCGAACTAGTTTGGGCGTTGGACGCCGATGACCTGGCAATCCCGCTTTATCGCGTGGTGAGCGTGGCACGGCCTGAGCCTGGCGTGTTTGAAATCTCGGCCGTCCAATACGACCCGAGCAAGTTCGATCACATCGACACCGGTGCCCGCCTGGAGGAGCGGCCTATCAGTGTTGTTCCGATCACCGTGGTACCCGCACCGGCGAGCGTCGATATCACGTTGAACTATTCCGTGGATCAGGGTCTGGCGATCAGCACCATGAACATCTCGTGGCCCGCCGTGAATGGCGCGGTCGCGTATGACGTTGAATGGCGCAAGGATAGCGGCAACTGGATCAAGCTGCAGCGCACTGGCGCGACAAGCGTTGACGTTGCGGGGATTTATTCGGGTGCGTACCTGGCCCGGGTGCGTTCGGTCAGTGCGTTTGAGATTTCTTCGATCTGGAAAAGCTCCAACCTGACCAATCTGGAAGGGAAGGTCGGTTTGCCGCCGGCGGTAGCATTCCTGTCTACCACCAGCGAACTGTTTGGGATCGGAATTCGTTGGGGGTTCCCGGCCGGCGCCGAGGATACCCAGCGCACCGAGCTTTGGTATGGCGCTGCCAATGATTTGTCGGTAGCCACCAAGCTCGCCGACCTGGCGCACCCGCAGGCGGACTACAGCATGCAGGCCCTAAAGGCCGGCGCGCAGTTCTTCTTCTGGGCTCGGCTGGTCGACCGCACCGGCAACATCGGTCCGTTCTATCCGCTCGGCAACGGGGTGATGGGCATGGCAAGCGCCGATGCGGCGCCGGTGCTGGAGTTGATCGCGGGTCAGATTGGCCGCAGTGAGCTGGGCGACGAAATCAACGACGAGATCGACAAGATCCCGGGCCTGCAGGCGCAGATCGATGCGCTCGACGGGCTGTCAGCCTACGACCCAGAGGCCGTCTACCTCGAGGGTGACCTCGTGGTGGTCGGCAAGCGGATCTACCAGGCTACCCAACTGGTGCCAGTCGATACGTCGCCGCCGAACGCCGCTTATTGGGTGGATGTGGGCCAGGTGCTGGTTACAGCCAACGGATTGGCGCGGCAGGTGGAGATCAACACTACCAGCATCACCGAACTGGACGGCGTGGTCACGGCCAATGCGTCGAGCCTTCAAGCCCTTCAATCGGCTTATCGGGACGATACCGGCGAGGGCGACCTGGCTGACGCGCTGCAGGGCTACAACGCTTCGGCCAGCTTCGCACAGGAGGTGAAGACGCGCGCCACGCAGAACGCGGCGATGGTGCAGAGGCAGACCGAACTGTCCGCTGAGGTGGGCGATGTCAGCGGCTCTGTGAGCGAGTTGGAAAGCGTTGTCGTCTCTGATCGCGAGGCAACGGCGCGGGCTATCCAGCAGGTCAGCGTTGAGGTCGGCGAAACCTCGGCGGCTGTCCAGGTCGTGAGTCAAGCCCAGGCCGACACCGACGGCAAGCTATCAACCATGTACTCGGTGAAGATGCAGGTCAACGCAGACGGTCAGTTGGTCACCGCCGGCATTGGCCTGGGCATTGAGGAAAACGAGGAGGGCATCATCCAAAGCCAGTTCCTGGTGAGCGCTGATCGCTTCTCGGTTGTCAGCACGCTCGCCGGCGGGCAGACGTTTACGCCGTTCACGGTTGAGGGCGGCCAGGTCTTCATGCGCGCCGCGTTCATCCAGGACGGCAGCATCACCATGCTCAAGATCGGGCAGGCCCTGCAATCCGACGACTACGTCGCCGGCATTCAAGGGTGGCGCCTGGATAAGGCTGGAAATCTGGAGTTCAACGGCCCAGCACCTGGGGGTGGACGCCTGACGATGACGAACCGGGCGATCAAAGTCTACGACGAAAACAACGTGAAGCGGGTCCAGCTTGGAGATCTGACGGCATGAGCTTTGGCATGAGGATATGGGGGCCAACAGGGAAGTTGGAACTGGATGAAAACTCGTTCACGGTCCGGATCATTTATTCCGGCGTAGTTGCATTTATCACGGGCGGGAATAGATACATCAATATTTCCATTCCGGGAATTACTCCGGCAACGCATTCAGCAATTTGCATTCCCATTGGTGCATACCCTCAAGATCCAAATGCACAGAATAACTATGCGATCCAGTACGAGCCTTCAGTTTACAACGGTGGTGTAACAGTTTGGTTCGGCAATAGGTCCGCACCGTTCGACGCCATCAACGGCCTGGGTCCCCAGCGGCTGCTGGTTATGAAGGATAGGTAAATGGCATTCGGACTTGAGTTCGTAAATAACAACGATGTTGTCACTCTCGACTCTGAGTTCTCACGCCTAGTTGTTCTGCAGCAGGGAAGGTATTCAGGCGGGGCGTCGTTTTCTCCCCCTATCACGACCGTTGAACCTCCGCTGGTGTTCGTGCGACCTGACTCGACGACTACGTTTCAGTACACAACCATCAGCGGAGGGCCGGGGAACTGGACGGGGTTCTCTTTCAACTCTGCGGGCGCTGGTAATTACTTTTGCGCTGCTTTCAAGTCGCGTGAGCTGGCAACGTATGGTCTCCGACTTTGGGGGGCAGCCGGAAATCTTCTTTTCGATAGCGGTACTCCATGTGCCCAGTTTACCAGAACGATTACGGGTTGGACTTACATCGGGTCAAGCAACACTGGGCAGGGAACAACCAGATCTAACTGGACTGCGTACTCGCCGTTGGATACTGGTGATTACATGATGATAAATAATGTGGGTATGGACGTCGGAGGTAACTCAAGCAGAGCGGCAAAACTATACGTTGTTTGGAATTACGGAAATAACCGGCTTGAGCCCTACATTATCGGCGTGAATAACTCAGTTAACTTTTACATTCCTATTGTTTTCGCTAAACCTATTTCCTAGGGGCGCTCTATGAGCTGGTACAAGGTCGGAACGGTAAGTGTCACGCCTGGCAGCAATGCTGTGATCGGCACGGGAACATCCTTCATCGCCAACTCTCGTGTCGGCGATGCTTTTCGTGGGCCCGATGGTGGCTGGTACGAAGTCACAAACATTGCCAGTAACACAGCGCTGTCGATTTCACCCGGTTATCAGGGAGCGGCTGACGCTTCTGGCACCTATGCCCTCGCGCCTATGCAGGGATACGTCAAGGAGTCGGCTGATGCGCTTCGCGCCGCCACGCAGGTGATAGCGAGCGGCGTTGCCGACATGGAGCAGCAGGTCGCAACGGCTACCGAAGCAGCCCAGTCGGCCGCGCAATCGAAGGCTGGAGCTACGGAGCAGGCTGGTATAGCCACGTCCGCGGCTGGCGTGTCGACTGAAAACAAAAATGCCGCACAACTCGCGGCGGAACAAAGCCAATCCTCCGCTCAAGTTTCCGGTACGGCAGCTGATCGATCTGAGGATGCCAGGGATTCGATTGTCCAGTCAGAGCAGGCGGCGGCGGCCTCTGCTGAAGCAGCAGAGCAGTCTGCTGCCCAGGCTGAGCAGGTAACGATTGGGAAGGCGGACAAGGGCGATAACAACGACATTACCTCGCTACTGGCTCTGAGCTCAGACGGTTTTGACAAAATCAGGCTGGGCTTGTCGCCAGTGGTTGGAGCCACTGCAACGGCTGCAGGAAAGAAGGGACTTGTGCCTGCGCCAGGTATCGCAGACCGCGATAAATTCCTTAAAGGAGATGGGACCTACGGTGAGGTCGGTGGTGGTTTGCCGGTCGGCGCGATGACTCAGTGGAAGTTCAGTCGCGCAACGATCCCTGGCGGACAGCTCGCTTTGGATGGCCAGATCGTAACCAACGGTCGTGCGCTCTATCCTGAGCTTTGGGCACTGCTTCAACCCTTCTGCGTGACCGATGCCGTATGGCTTGCAGCGCCTTACACCAGTCGAGGTTTGCCGTCTTCGGGTAACGGGTCAACTGACTTTCGCCTGCCGGACGATAACGGCAAGCATCCGGACGGACTGACCATCGCGGCGATGGTTTTCCGGGGTGACGGCAAAAACTCCGCAGGAACGCCGGGACTGCATCAGGCTGACCAAATGCAAGGATTCAGGGTGGCCGTACCTTTTCACGCATTTCCAGGCGCGGCAGCTCAAGATTCATTCGGTAAAGTTCCCGCCTCCGAGGTGGACGGGACCGGAACCTCCGAATACGGGGCTGGCAACACAGCGGTGACCAACGGGTACAAGCGCTCAAGTAAGGCGGTTAATGACGGGGTTAACGGCGTACCGCGCACCGGGACGGAAACGCGGTCTGCAAGCACCACCGGTATCTGGTGCATTGTTGCAGCCAAGACCGCCGTTAACGCTGGCACTGTGGATGTTCCTGCGCTGGCCACGGCGGTCGCTACGCAAGGCGCGCAAATTCAATCTGTCGACAGCCTTATTGCAACGACATTTGTTTATCCGAACGGGGGAAGTGCGGCAACCCCAGCAAACGTTGCTGCGGGCGCACGATACATAGTGTCGAACCCCTACCCTGGATTCCAAGTTATCTGTGAGGCCCAGATTTTCTATAACAATACGTGGGGTACAACTGGTTATGCGGGAAATATCGGCTCAGGGTCGACCGCTCTCGGTACTTTTGCATCGCAAACAAACAATGGCGACATCGTCACTCAAGTATGTCAGAGCGGCACGATGTTTGGGCTTTCCGCTGTTACTGGCGGGTCGCACGGGTCTACAACAAACTCTGCGGTCGGAACGATGCCTTGCCGCGTCAAAGTGACAAAAACGAGGCTGCCATTATGATGAGATTCTACGGGGTCGTTGGGACGCCTTATTGCGAAACTGACGAAACAGATAAAGGCCCAGACGAGGGCTGGTTAGAAATGAAATATCAGCGGCCAGACTCAACGGACTATACCGCTCAGGAGGACGGAACCTGGGCGATAACCTTGGAAACCATCAATGGCAAGCTGATTCCAATCGAAGACGAATGGCGTGAAGCGGAGATGGGGCGGATCGCGGAGCAGTTGTTGATGCTCGAAGATGATGACCCAGGTGCTCAACCTGGCACAGCTGTGCAATGGCGAGCCTATCGAATTGAGTTGCGCAAGTGGACGACGGACAACCCCAACTTCCCTGACATGAACAAGCGGCCGATCCAGCCCAGCTGAAAGTCGCTTTACACCGCAACCCGCCCTGAGCGGGTATTTTTTTGTCTGGAGAAAAGTGATGTCTCGACTTTCTGAATCGCTCGCCGGTGGGCGCAATGTATTGGCCTTCCTCGATATGCTCGCTTGGGCTGAGGGAACCAGCACGTCACCGGCCACGGCCCTGGATGGCTACGACGTTATCGTCACCGGAATCGACCGCAAGCCTGAGGTGTTCAAGGGCTTCACCGACCACCCGTTCGCCCAAGGACGCCCGTCGAAGATCATCAACAGTAAAGGCCTGAAGTCGAATGCATCTGGCCGGTATCAGCAAATGCTGAAGGATTGGCCTTACTACAAGGCCTTTCTCAAACTACCGGACTTCAGCCCGATCAGTCAGGACCTGCTGGCTATCCAGCACATTCGCGAATGCCGGGCACTGCCAGACGTAGTCGCCGGCCGGATCGAGACTGCTATCTCGAAGTGCAGGAACATCTGGGCGAGCCTGCCAGGTGCTGGATATGGACAACGCGAACACCGTCTAGAAGATCTGCTCAGACAGTATCGGCTGGCGGGCGGGGTGATGTCTTGACGTCCGGGCAGATCCTCGCTGCGTTCCTGCTGGCCATGGCGCTTTCGGCGGGCGGCACCTGGTGCGTGCAGGATTGGCGCTACGGAAAGCAACTGCTCCAGATCGAGCTGGACCAGGCGATTGCCCTAAAGAATGCCGGCGACGTGGCTCGCCAAGAAGAACAGCGCCGCCAAGCGGCCGTGAACAAGGAAGCAAGTGATGCGCGAGAACAGAACAAGGCTGCAGCTGTGGATGCTGGTGCCGCTGACGTTGCTGGCGAGCGGTTGCACGTCGAAGCCGGCAAGCTTGCCGCCACTGCCTGCGTCGATCCCGGAGCTGCCCAGCGAGGCGCGTCAGCCACCCGCGCCGCAATGGTGCTATCCGAACTGTTCCAGCGGGCTGACAAAAGAGCGGGAGAACTGGCAGCTGCGTATGACCGAGCCCGAATAGCTGGACTAGCATGCGAGCGAAGCTACCAGTCGTTGGGCAATTGATGCAGATATTGCAATTCGGTCAGGCCTAGCGTTGACCTTGGAAATCGCGAGCTGGTCCTAGTGAACTACTCTTGCCTCTGGAGTTCGTATTGCGATTGGTGAATCTCTGAATGGGGTAACATGGATAAGCGGCTTGCAGGTCTTTCATTTCTGCTCACCCTCAGCTGGGTCACTGCCGTGATCTTTGTGATGTGGTTTTTCAGTTAAAGGTACCTGCTTTGTAAGTTTCGGCCCATGGTTTCGGACATAGCTCAAGGCTCCGTCAACAGGTAGATACCCAAAACCTGATCAGTAAGACCGTTGACACCTAATGATGCCAGCGCCTAAGAAACGTTGCGAGCAAGACAGTTCTTGCAAGAAGTTGCGCGTTTCTATCCGAATAAGAAGCCAGAGCTACATCACGACGCTGGATCTGCTGTAATCGATTGCCTACAAATAGCGATTATTCCGGCGCCATGAGGACCGCTAGCGTCAGCTTGATAAATTCTTCGTTCTCATCAATGGTGTGCAAGGCACCTCGAATATTTTCAGCCACGTCGGAAGAACCACGTTGTTCAACCCAGTTCGATAATTCCATGATGGAAGCTTCGAGTGCGAGTTGGTTGTCGTAGAGCTTGGAGAGCAGCGTAGGGATCAGGTCTGAGTTGGGCAT